AAGACGATTCCGATGAGGAAGACGAAGACGACGACGAAGACGAAGACGATTCCGATGAGGAAGACGAAGACGACGACGATGATGAGGTTACTCCTGAAATGCTTGCAGAGGCCGATTTTGAGGAATTGGAAGATATCTGCGACGAGAAGGAACTTGACACCGACCCTGACGACTTCGATGAGGAAGATGTAGAAAAACTCCGTAAGGCAATCGCCAAAGAAATGGGTATCAAACTTCCTGCAAAGGGCAAAAAGGGTAAGAAATAAATCTTACCTTTCCTCAGCTCTAGAAAGAGTAAAAGCTATAGGTTTATATAAACCGAATGTTTAATTTAATAAATCACAAAAATCATGGCAAAAGCTAAGAAAGAAAACAAGAAGGTTGCTACAGATGCTAAGGCAGAAGAAAAGGCAGCAAAACGTAAGGCTCGTATGGAAGCTCTCAAGAACCGTCCTGCAGAACAAAGACCTAACTCTAAGCAGGTAGACATCATCCAGGTAAGTGACAATCAGGTCGTTAAGACCTATGCTATGCCTATCAAGGTTAAGCATCGCTCTATCGGAGTTATGGTAACTTCGGTTGCTATCGAAGACGGTAAGGTAGTTTCTACCTCAAACTGCTTCGTTCCTGGAGAACTTGCTGTTAAGGTCAAGAAAGGCCACGGTAATATCGTTGCTCAGAAAGCAGCTAAGGCTTCTAAGAAAGCCGATGCTGAATCCGAGGAAAACGAAGCCGAGGATGAGGATTAATACTTAATTAAAATCTGCTTAATGGTTTAATTGGCCCTGCCCTTTTTAACTGGGTAGGGCTTTTTAGTTTCATTAACTATATGGATGAACCTATTCGAAGAGATGTTATTGCTATTGCATTGAATAATCTTATTGAAAGTATAACTCTTTCTCTAGAAGATAAGGAAATATGCCCAAATAATGCTGAGGATAGAGAATATCTTGAATTTTTAGCAATATCTGCAGCAACTATCCTAAAAGAGATGGCAGATACTGATCCTAATTTACCTATTTCAAAACCAAAATGGGACGAACTGACAAAACGTTAAAATATATAATCAGATCTCTTACTACCTATTATAAAAGAATACAGGTATTAGATAGACAACGAACGTGCCCAGGCATACGGTCTTCACAACTCCAATCTCTTAACCTTCAATTTCGGAATGCTAAAAGAAGGTTTTATGAACTTAAGAAGGAATTGGAATCTAAGATAAAAGGAGAAATAGTGATAGTTACCTATGAGATAGAAGGTAAACGTTCATCTGGTAGGTTTGTAAACCTAAGTAATGATGAAGTAGAGTTCTTATATCACAATCTATCTTTGTGGTCTGGTAAAGAAATAAGGATTCTGGAGATTCAAAGGTTACCTACTTACTTTTCTGATAAATAAATTTCCTAGAATTTCGGAAGGCACTACCTAAATTTTGGAATCTCTGCTATTTGATTATGAAATCCTAAAATTAAATAGGAATGGAAAAGAAATACCCAATTAAAACTCCAGAGCTGATAGAGGCTAAGAAGGCAATCTTCAAATTCCTCAAGAAGCATAATCTGGACCCTCGAAAGGATTATTCAAACCATCCTACGTTTGGTGAGGAATTTAGGAAACTACTTTTCAAACTGAACAAAGAGAGGGATAAAATAGCAATGAAATACCCTTTAACGGATATTAAAAACTTAAAAAAGTACATCAAAATGAAAAAAGACAAGAAAGCTAAAAAGGCAGCTGAAAAGGCTGCAGTGGAAGCTTCTGCAAAGGAAGCTAAGAAGTCAAAGAAGGTCACTGAAAAGGCCAAGTCAGAAACCACTAAGAAGGAAAAGAAAGTTGCTAAAGCTCCCAGAGCTACCTGCAAATATAATTATCCTCTCATCGATGGTAGAGAAATGACCTCAGCCGAGAAGAAAAAGTACCGTGCTGAACAGCGCAAAGCTAACTCCAATGGCGCAGAGAAGAAGGAGAAAGCTCCTAAGTCAGACGGCAAAAAGAATTCTGCCAAGAAGGAACCCAAGGTAGCTGAGAAGAAGGCTCTCAAAACTAAGGGCAAGAAGGATGGCAAGAAAAAGAAGGTAAAGGACGAGGACTAATCCTATCCTTACCAACAATTAAGGTTAGGGCTTAGGATAAGGTAACACTTTCCTAAGCCCTTTATTTTTATTTTAAAACTCAGTTATACGATATGGACAAAGACAAAGAAGTTTTCAAACCAAAGATGAGAGTAACTTTGCTATCAGATAATGGAGCAGTTACTTCTGATAGATTGATTGATGCAACTGCTGAGATGAACCTTGGTCCAAAAGAGACCCATAAAGGCCCGATAAGGATAGAGATAACTCTGACTAATTCTCAGGAGCTTGATAACTTCAAGAATTACTTAGACAGGTTATCAGGAAACCTACCATTAAAGATTTTAGGAGTGAGAGGAAGAAAACCATCAATGGACTCCCAAATTATCTCAAATCCTCGAGAAGAGATTCTGACCGATGTCCTCAAAATGGCAGAGGAAGGTAAAACCCAAAAGGATATAATTAAGTACTTGAGAGGACTTGGGTTCATATTTATGCTTACAGAGGACTTTTTACAGTACTTTCCAGATTTTCCTTTCAATAAAAGGGATATAAACGATCCACATGAAAATGGACAGTACTTGAATTCTCTATCCTGGATGGTAAGGCAAATCAAGAAAGCTAAGGTACCTAAGTCAGATAAGTATGATCCTCAAATAATCTTCGGATTCTCAATCATCAATGGAGCAACTAAGAAAGTGGTACCATACCTTTTCAAGGAAAGGAAGCAACCAATACGAGTAAAGCCTGCAAAGAAGCAACTATCTTTCTCAAGTGTAGGTTTTACCAAGTACCCAACTTATATGATGGAAGATGAACGATTAAAGTTCTCTACAGAAATAAGGCAACTTATTAATGGGCAAAGGAAAAAGCCTTCAACCTTCTTTAAGCGATGGATGAAGGATGTACGATTCCCGGATAATATCAAAGAACAATTAGATAAAGTCATCAACAATGAACAGCAGAATTGAAATAGAGCCACAAGCTAAGCAGGTTCTTGATATGGTATGCGATATCCAGCTCGATGCAATAAAATCTATCAGTGACTACCCAAGCAAAAGTAGGGAATTTGCAGCCAAACTTATTCAAGAACATGAATCAGATTGGGATAATCAAATAAGCAGGTTAACGGCAATGTACCAGAATATAAAAAGCATTCCACAATCAATTATACTTCTTGATGAGTACCAATTGCTAGTATGCTCTCACATCCTTTTTAGGATGGAACAGTTTTGGATGATGGAATACTCTTATGGTATTACCAGCCTGTGGTCAGTAATTCATGAATGTATGGAAAAATTCCACCCAGAATATAACCTCATATCAACATGGTAAGTCAAGTCAGCGAAGCAATAGGGTTATCACTAATTCCCTGCAATTCATCAAATGTTCTGGCATTTGCCCACGTATACCAGAAGAAATGGATTTATATTCTGTTCAAGAACAAAACTCTCTATCGTTATGAGGAACAGGATTATAATGCCTTCATCTCACTGCTAAATGCCGAAAGCAAAGGTATGTGGGTTAACGAACACTTAGTTAAACCAAAAATAAAATGCTCAAAATGGTCCATAGAAGGGACATAATTAGGTTATTCCTGGTATTACATCTTTAATAAGGTGGTAGTACCAGGTTTCCTTATGTCCTACCATAACCCTGGCTAAATCCTCAGCATTTGCAAAGATTTTTAGTAAAATATTTGCATTATATAATATAGTATTATTAATTTTGCATTGTCAATAATGACAAAATCAAATAATTAAAATTTAGTCAAAATGAAAAAGAACAAGAACATCGAAGCAAAGGCTTCACAGGCAATTGAAACTGCAAATAATGCAGAAGTCCTCAACCAAGAAGTTGCTCAGGCAATCGCAAACGAGAATGCAACCGAAGTAGAATCTACTTCTACTAAGAAGGAGAAGAAGAGCAAGAAAGCCAAAAAGGCTGCAACCAAGGAATCCGAAGTAAAGGCTGAAGGCAAAAAGGACAAAAAGAAGAAAAAGGCAAGCAAGAAGGCCAAGGCAGCAGAAGCAACTGCAAAAGAGGTTGCTAAACAACAGAAGGTAGCCCTGGTAGAGAAGGTAGTTGCAAACCGAGAAGTTAAGTACATCTACCCCGAGGATGTAACTGACACCCTCTCCAGAAAGACCTGGAGACAGAAGACCAGAAACAAACTCCATCAACTGGAGCTGGCAGTCGGAAGAATTAAGGACCAGAACTCCAAGGAGTACAAGAAGGCCCTCAAGGAATACAACGATTTCAAGAAGCAGGTTCTCAAACCCGAACAAGTTGCATAATAACAGAAGTCTAACCCAGAGAATCTCCCTTATCATAAACTCAGGTAGGGGAGATTCCTACATAATTAATGATAGTCATGGCCTACTTTCAAATAGGTTTACCTTCTAAGGTTTTAGAGAAAGATCGTACAGAGTTGCTAGAGCTCTATAAAAGGTGCATAAAAACATACCTAACCCAACGAGGTATGAAGTTTTCAGTGGTAAATAAATTCTTCCGACTGATGGATTTATACATCAGACAACAAAACATTGAGGATTGGTTTTATATCCCAGTATGGTTGACAGTACAGTCAATAGTGAAAGGAGACGAAGCAATAGCAAAACTTTTCAAACACCAAGTTCCAAAGAATTATGTTCACAAACATTGTAAAAAACCAGTACGTCGGAAAAAGCAAGATTGACTTTACCTTCCATGGTTCTATCATAGATGGTACAACTCTGGTAAAAGATATAGGCATAATGTTTGCCGACAACAACGGTGAGCCTTTCAATAATACTTGCTCATTTCTTCCGGACTATTATATCCCAGGAAAGGTAATTGACCTTTGCACAATGGACATAGGAGACCTTTCAACCAGAGAGACTAGTTTCCTATTTATAACTGGGATACCCAAAAGAAAAAGCCTTGACCCATATCGTCTCAAGGATGTGGTATGGTCCTCATTTTATGAGGATGATTATCGTGGGTATCTATTCCAGTTAGTTCACTCGTCAAGGGTAGAATTACTCAACATCAAGGATATACAAATAAATATACCAATATCTGCTTAATATGACACCGAATGAATACATTACCCAATTTAGAATGGGACAAGAGAACTACGAGTTCTCACGAAAAGAATTTATACAAGAATTCTCCAAAGATTTTCTAGACAGCTTCCAAAAGTTGCCTAAATTGCCTGATGATACTAAATATGGAGGAGTACCAACATATTCCCGATTCAAAGGCCTAATAAATGAATTCCAAATCAAGTTTTGGAAAATATCGGACCTTAAACCAGGCAAGAACCTTACCAAAGGTCTTTGGGGAGCATTCTATGCTATCACGGTTATCCCAACAAGGGCAAAATTTTATCCTGACCTTCATGATAGGATCATGGCCAGGAAGAATAATCCGAAATAAACAAGACAGGCCAAAATGGTTAAGCAAATTTTTACCCTTTGTGGCAATCATTTAGAGGAAACTTCCAGGTATAAACTTTGCCTGGAGTTTCCCTCCTTTAAGGGCCAGAAATATTTCATGTCCTTTAATAGGGATAGGCTTTGTTATTATGACAACTTTAACCTGGTAAACGTTGAGAATGGCAAGGAATGGTACTTAGTACTATGGTTAAGTCATTTAAATATGTATCTCCAGGTAGAACTAAAATTTATCGAGTACATTCAACAATTAGACATTAAGTATGAGTGGAAATATCAAAAAGAGCTCAGGGCCTGGGAACAAAAGAATTCCAAGACCATTCGGAGCAACAAGCTTAGCCGCACAGTACCACATAACCCAAGATAAGAACTATCTGCATCAATTCAACAGTCTAATGATTCAGCAGTGGTGCTTATGCAGTGGTAATATATGTGGTACTACCTATGACATACAGTCATTGGCTAACTCTCTTAAGGTTCCAGTAGAGAGTATAAGAATACATATGAGGGACCAGGTTCTTCAATCCAGAGTTTGGGATAACGAATATCAAGAAGAACTTCTCAAAGGACTTATTGGTCATATGATATCCTGGACGTTAGAGGATAGAATGAGAATCAATGGTCAGATAAACCTGCTTACTGCAAGTCAGGGAGGACAATATAAGCCTTTCATATCTGCAGAGTTAAATAAAGCTATGAAGATGGGGCTTGAATCTTCTACAGCAATGCAGAGCTTAATTGCAAGATTGACTGGAGGTGGACAAACCACCAATATATTTAACATGTTTCAGCAAAACAATGAACAAAAGATTAATAATAACTTTGTTACTCGTGACGATGTTCTAGAAATTCTAGCAGGCGAGCAAAAACAGCTACCCAAAGCAGAGCAAGCATTATTATTGGAAACAAGATATGATTTATCTTCATTGCCTGAGGTAGTTGCTACCAGACAAGATGGAGTTGATACCTCTAAAGAAGGACTGGTAGAACGATTAGATGTTAAGAAACTCCAGCAAGCTACTGATAATCTAAAGGCGGCTAACCTTGCGGCATTAGAGGAACATCATGCTATGCGTAGGGAGATAGAGATGAATATTGACCAAGATGAAGAGGACCCTGAATTAGAAGAATATGAGAACGATTATTCTGATGATGATGACAAGGAAACCTTCTCTACTTCAAATTACTTGCTATGATACAGGTACTACCAATAGATGATAAGTTCATCGAGGCGAACCAGGAATTCCTAAAAACTGTACAAGAAGCTATTAAAATAGGAGTAAGCATTAACATACCATCTGGATTGGATAACCAGCCAGAAATAGTTAGTAGGTTCAACTTGATAGAAGAACAGGTAAAGCAAACTTTTGACCAAGTATTTACAGTGGTAAATATACCAGGAGTACTAATACAATTTCTCTTTGGTTCTATGGAATGCTTGGTAACTTGCATACTCCTCAAAACTGGAAAAGATACTGAGTTCTCAATTCAACTTGCAAGGTTATTACATAAGACAACTTTTACACCCCAATGATTTATGGCCAGGGATATACCATTCCTGGCCATTTTTGTGTCTACAGAGGACTACTACCAAATCCTCAGCAGATATTAAGTGGATTAACTATGTTCTATTGCATATATAAAATAAAAGCACTAAATTTGCATATATAATTAAAAAATAAATATATGAAAATGTACCAATTACGGGCTCAGTTATCTAAAGATAACATCCCACAAGATTTAACTCTTGCTTTCGAAGTATATGGAGGCGAAGCTAATGCCTGCATCAATTCAAAAGTTTTCGTAAAAGAAGAACTAAAACTTTTCCTCACCAGTTTACCAGGAAATAGTCAATTAACTATGGAAGATCTTAAAGATGTTCCAGATGAAGCAGAAATCTTACTCGAAGGGGACTTAGACAGTCCTTACAAGGAAGATCATTGGATTACTCCTATTCTGGTAGAATATCCAGTTGATGCAGATAACAAACCCTACATTAACTTATCTTATATCGACTACGAACAAGAATAACCATTAAGATGTTATATCTACTCAATGGTTGCAAACTATTTTAATATACAATTAAACCATAGTCAAATGAAAACAGTAAAACAGTCACACAGAGTAAACTCAAGAGAACATCTCAAGGAGTTACTATCAGGGAAGTACAAATACTTTACCCTGGAATTCGACGGTTGTACTATCTATCATGATGGTACAACCCAGTTGGTATACGAATCCTATCGCATACCCAATAAACTCAAAAAGGAACTAATGGATGAAATACCTATCCTTAAAGATGCAAAGAGGCTTCTTATATTTGAGGACTACAAACAGGTAAAGAAGTATCTCAGAATCAATTTGGACCGGAGCTTACCCAGGCATAGAAGTACTTGGTTACCGATAATCATAGCTATGGCTTCATCAGATAGTTGCTTATATTATGGTCATGAACTAATGAAGTACTGGAGGGATGCCAAACGTAATAAAGATAAAGAAGCTAAATCCTTTTACGCACTCGCAGAACATTGGATGACATTATTCAACTACTGCAAAGAAATACGAGAACAATTCAGTCAATTATAATACAGGTAATAGATATGGTTACACTAGCACGTACAATGGTCAAAGCCGAAATAATTAAGCTGATGAGATCATTATCCGAAAATCTACCGAAAAGTAGAACACTTAAACTATCAAAGAGAGTAGACATCTATTCTGATTCTAGAACTCCTTATGGGCAGATAATTGGTATAACCCTTCCTCCAATATCTGAGGTACCAATGCTTAAGGTCGGAATATATAACCCTTTCAATAGAGAACAGAAACATATATATCAGTATACCCTATTCTCTATGGGGAACTTTAATGAGGAAACCCTGAAAATGGTACTCTATAATGCAAGAGAATCTATGGCCTCAGTTGAAAAATAAGTTGTTATGGAGGTTTTTGCATATATGCAAATAAAGCATTAATTTTGCAAAGTATTAAAAATTAAATAATAGTCAAAATGATGAACCCTAACATTAAAGTAAACGGCTACCCCATTGGATGGGAATGGTTAGCCCAAGTACCATTAGAAGACTTCACTCTTCTCATAGATGTATTTGCTACAATGACAGACAACACAGATACCTACGACTTTGCTTCTTACAAATATGAAGCAATTCCAGGAGGTGTCCATAATCCAGTAATCATGGTAAATCGAAAAGGTTTAGCTAACTTCTTAGACGAAGACCAGGGCTATTCCGGAGGTATTCGGGAATTCGGTAACTATGTTGCTATGAAAGCTCTTCACATTAAGTCAGAAGAAGAATACATGGATAGATACAATGAAATTCTAGAACTTACAAACCAACCGAAGATATGACAAACATGGAATTTCTCTCCAAACTCATTGGAGATTCTGCAATAGATACCTGGACTTCTTGGGAAACTCAGGAAATTAACAACCTACCGTCATTGGAGAAATTACCAGCAAATGTTAATCCTTACAAGTTCCTTTATTTAAGTTACGAAGGAATAATCATATTGCTGGATAATAAATCTCTAGAAGAGAACCCTAATCTTGCCAAAAATGCTCCGAAATACCAATCCAACGGAGTGCAAATATGGGAAGAGGAATCCTTGGAAGTAATCCACTTGGATTAACTATCCTCAAATCCATAGAGGCCTCAGTAGTAATACAAATAGTTCTCTATGGATTTGCATATATAAAAATAAAGCATTAAATTTGCATTGTAAAAAATAATATAGATAACCCAAATAATAAAACCTATGACAACAGTTATGACATCAAACATCCAAATCCTGGAAGCAATCCTTAAAAGGGAACTTCAAAGTGAACAAACTGAGGAAATCAACAACCTCCCTGCACTCAACTCATTTAATAAATCAGATAAGGACCGAATCTTTATCCTGGATGAAGACGAAACTCCAAACATGATAGGATATCTCAATCCTGATATGGATTCTTCAATTCTAAATGATGCTACTCTCATCTGGGATTCTCTCAAAGTTAAAATCTTTAAACTCAACTAATATGGCTAGAAATTTATCAGACATCGCAAAAGACATCAGGTCTAACTGGAAAAATGTCTTCTACGGGGCAGAACCCTATCTGCAAGCAATGGAACAAATCCATTCCCCGGAACCAGATGCTCCTTATTTCTTCGAGGATGCAGAAACTCAAGTAATGTACTTCTTAGCTAATGCTCAGTACTGGAGAGGAGAAGCTGCAAGGAGAATCAAATCTGAACTCAAAAAACAATATAATCTCAAATGAAAAAGTTAACAATCTCCATCATGGCTTTATTCCTGGTAATGGGACTAAGCTCATCTTGCAAACCCTCTGATAGGGAAAGCCAGATTTACCAAATGCTGATAGCTGAAAGGGACACCGTTTGGAACCAAAAACAAAAGCTTCAGCAACAGGCAAAGTTAATCGAAGAACAAGCAAAACTTATCAAGCTCTTTGATAAATACTACCACAGCACTGAAGAATTACTAGATTCAGTCCATATAGACCAAGACACTGATCTGGAAACCGATGCAGGTGCACAATATATGGAAGATCGATACAATCTCAACAAAAAGTTCAACCAACTGGAATCAAATCCTAAACATCATCACTAATATGAATACACCAATTATCAATCTCAACGAATGGTACATTAAGTATCAGAAAAATCCAATCCAGGCAAAACTGGAACTGGTACTCATTGCTAATAAGGAAATCCTTGAAGCTATGGATAAGCACTACTACTCCATAGCTGATCTGAAACAACCAAACTATGCTGAAATCTGCGAATGGTGCGGATTCCCAGACTTCCAGGATGGAGGTATCTTCGAAACCATAATCGACACAGCTATCAACTTGGCTGCAAACTTAAATGATTTCAAAGCTGTACAACTCAAATGAACAAGAACAAAATCACCAAGTACCAATGGAAGAAATATCTCCTGGTACAAAAAAGCGGTATCATCAACATGAATGATATACGCAGAGGAGCTTTTCTCATCGGAGAATCTCAAGAGATATACGAAACAATATTACATAACTATGCCTTCCTTCGTCAGAAGTACGGCAACTAAACATCAAGACAATGAAACTCGAAAATTTCAAAAAAGGAAAAAGGATCCAGGAAACTCTGGAAAACTTAAAGGCTGCTGATACTTATCTCAGCAAAGAATGGATGGACCAATCAAACTGGTGGGTATCAATCACCAATGGAAGTAGGCTTAAGATCATTCAAGATGAAGGCCTAAAACTCAAGATACGAGGATATCTCCAGGAACGTATTAAAGAACTCGAAGAAGAATTCTCTAACCTATAAAACAAGAGAACAAATGACACTAACATTTCACCTAAACCTACTTGAGAATCCCAAATTCAGGGAACTCATCACTAACAAGGAAATGCTCAACACATACAGACCCCTGCATGAGGCTAAAATAGAGCACATCAACTTCTTCATAGATCGGAAAAGCGGAGATACCTGCTCAATGGTAATATACTCTTACCCATCTTCTAACCTTTGTAGCAAAGCCAAGGAATCAATAATATCCAATCCTCCTAAGGATTCATACAAAGTCCAACAAGAAAGAACTTTACTAACCATATATTATAACGAACGAGAACTATGAACTGGATAAAGCAACTATCAGATAGCCATCAATTAAGGATAGCTTACTGCGAAGATACTAAAAGAAATGTCCTACAGGAACTCGTATTGAACCCAGAAAACTGGGTCTATCCTGAATGGCTCTGCCTCCACAGAGATACTCTAGAACAGGAACAACAAGAAATGGAAGAGTTCATAGAGTACAACACCAATGGAACTCTAGTTGGTAACCCAAACATCCAAATAAAAGACCTGGAGCTAATCTCAGGACACCTGGTAAATCCAGAAATGGATATATACATCTGCCTATGGCCCACATCCCCTACAGACCAACCCGACCAAGTAACCATCTACCCCAAACAAAGAAAATAAGAAACCCAAGTAAAAACGAGGAAGCCCAATCTCAACAAGGCTTCCTCATTTCATGTATACCAAATAAACCAACCAACTCCCAACAAATAAAACTTCAAATAATATCCAAGCCCAATATATAAATACATAACCTAATATAACCAATCATAATATCCCTCTATAACGTACCTTTTAGGATTTACCATGTCTGATAGAAAACCATATCACATACTACTCAATCAGTACAATCATACTAATAGCTCTCCAGTCTGGGGGTGTCAGGATTTTTAGGCCAGGATGGCCAAGATTTAGGGGAACGGTAGGGGCTACTGAACAACGGCTCAACTGTCTTATGGCTTCCTAACTTTCGACATACTCTCACGGCCTCCTTGGAGGCTTTTTCCAGGTACCCCAAGATACCGTTAACGGCCCCTAAATCCGAAGCCCCAAACGCTTCCCCAGTTACATATATTATATAATATACTGCAAAGGACTCAAGGCTCCAGGCTCTTAAGGCTCTATGCTTTTGGGGAACTAAGGCCCCTACTATACTTAGCTACATACTATAGCTCACTAATTAGCTTCAACTCTTCCGTTAACGGCCCCTTGCCTTGAGCCCCTAATCCTGGAATTAGTTTGCAGTATATATATAATAATAACTGGAGATTAGGCAATAGGATATACAGGTAATAAATATATTAGCGAACAACGGCCGCATGGAGGCCTATTTCTTAGAATAATTGGAAAAATGGCTGGATAAGTTACTAAGATAAAGTTTTTAGATGCACTAGAAGATGCCTGATTTGTTGTAGTAACTGACGTAAGATAGTAGTATGTATGTAGTAGCAGTACTTAAGAGCCATATTGAGGCCCCATTACTACCACTATCTCCCTTGATGGCCCCTGGAAAGTATTCCCAAGTAGGCCTCAGTAGGATTAAAAAAGTTTTCAAAATATTTTCATATATCAAAATATAGTATTAATTTTGTAAGTGTAAAAGTAACTTAATTATTAATTATTTAAAACCTCAAAGTTATGAAAACAACAATTAAATCCACCCTAACCCTCAACCAACTCTCAAACAACAGGAGGGCTATCTTAATCCCAACCTATACGGGAGAATATCTGGATGCCTCAACCAATTACGGTTCTATCGATGATCCAAACCCAAAATTCAGAAAATCAGAACCCTGGATCAATTTCCAAGGGGATGCCTACCAACCAATCCAGGATGCTCTCGAGGACTTAGGCTATGATTCCATCATTTACATCCCAAGTTCAGAAATCCAAGCTTATTTCGATAAGCTTTGCCAGAAATTCAAAGAAACCATCACCTGGTCAATCGATCATCATCACATGGGAGATGACACCTTCTATGACTATTTGCCCGGTCTATACGAAATGATTCAGTATGCTGCCTACGGCATACTCATTACTTCAAACGATCTCGATGCTGACTACGGTACTTTACTAAATCCAATAATCGATCTCATTAAACAATTCGATAAGGCTTTCCCAGAAGGCGAACGATTAATCGATCAATGCTCTAGAATCTCAACAAACGATTTCCTTGCTCTCAACAGCCATAGCATCGGTTAAATCAAACATTCTCTCAAACATATCCAGGTAATCTAACAAATTACCTGGATCTTCAAAAATCAAAAATCAAAAACCAATAAACTCAATCAATATGGCAACAATATTCGAAACTCATCTTATCCCATTTCAAAAGGATATCGAAATCCTTGAAAATCAGATCCAGGTCATCAGAAGCTTCACCAGGAATCTAGAAGCCCCATTTTCCAGGGACCTATTTCCTAAGGTTCGTCAAGAAGCCCACAGATCAATTCTCAATGAAGTAAAATCTACCTATGCCAAAGAACTCACTAGAAAAGAGCTGGTAGATGTCAAAATAATCGTTAACCCATCTAAGGGAATACTAACCATCAAATACATCTTTCAATAATGGATACACTTAATTGCCAAGATCTAAATCAAGAGGCACTTGACCTTGCTCTTAAAATCTGCCAAGGCTTTCCAACTGTCAAGCTTGCCTTCAACTTTAATCCAGTCGCTAACCACGTAACTAAGAACCATTGCCTGGTTCTCCTGGAAGCACCTGCTGGGCTTATCAATAAACTATCCTCTGCAGGATTCTCACTCTCCCTCGAAAGTTATGGGCTAGTAGTTTACAGATACTAATATCCTTTACAATCAGGACCTAAGGCCTTTCCTACTTAGGTCCTTTTCTTTTGGCCTTCCTAGTTGAGCCTGCTATGGCCCATTTATACAGGTGGTCTCCATATTAGCGAACAGAAAAGGCGGCATTTTTGGGAGCCCGTGGTTTTTAAGTCACTTTTTTAAGTAACTTTATAAAGTAACTTTTTAAAGTGACTTTTTAGGTTACTTTTTTAAGTAACTTTTTAAAGAATTTTTAACACAAAATTTTTTCTAAATATTTTTGTATTTTAAAATAAAGTATTAATTTTGTGGTGCGATAGTTCTTTGAAATATTGATACACTAATTTAACAAAGGGGATATTTTGCTTTGTTTTTAAGCAAATATTTTTCAAAGCAAAATATTCCGAGTAATTAACAACAATAAAATATTTGCAAAACAAATGAAAGAAAAAAACAACAAAGAAAATGCAGTACAAAAAAAAGTAACTGCAAGTGGTAGCGATATTATCGCTAATTTAACAAAAAATTGTGAGGGACTTTTAAAAAGCAGTTTAGGGACAAAAAAAACCAGCATTTATAAAACTGGTGTTTTGCCAAATGACGAAAAAGGTAAAAAAAGTATGCGTAAAAAATTACGCAATTTGTTATTTTCAGTTTGTAGTGCTATTGTGGACGAAAAAAGCAATGAAAATAAAAAGAAATTAATTAATTCTTTTAATGAATTTTATAAAGCAACCTATCGAGTGAATGACTACACACTTGCAAGTGTTTGCAATGAAAATTTAAACGCAACAAAAAAAGAAATTATTTCAAAAGCACTCCAAATTTGTAAGAAATAACAAACAGGATAAACAAAAAGCAGGTTAAAAGGGAGCAATAAAAATGGCTCCCTTTTTTTTTATACCTTTTTTTCTTATATTTGGTAACCGTGCCCCCGTTTTACTGCCCCAAGTTTTTGGGCCTCGTGATAAGGGTTCCCAGGAAAACCATGAAAGGATGAATGCCTGAAAGGTGAAAAGGAAACAGGCCCCGCAAAATACTATACCAAAAAATTTTTATCCCCTCGCATTAAGCCTTTCACACAAATAAATGGAATATGCTAGTTTAGAAGCATATTCCAATAAAGTATTTTCTTATGCAATTATATTAAATGCACTAGAAGTATACCAGGATTACCCAAATATTGCCTTAAAATATTATGAGAAAAACCATTCCCATAGAATAACTATATCCCATAAGATAATGGCAAGGATAATTATAAGTAATAGGAGAAAGAGAAACCTTTCCGGATAACTTAAGTCTACATAAGGTTTTTCCTTAACATCCTCCTCCTTAACCTCCTGGATACCTTTCTCATATTTGATAATTTCCTCAACAATATCCATGATAACCTTCTCGTCTACGTCAAAGAATATACTACCATATTCCTTAAACTTACCATAATGGTCAAAGGATTCGATATGGGCTTTGGTACATATCCTTGCTTCCTTCATCAATTCCTCAATGTTATCGTTGGTCCATTCCCTATCCTGCTTTGGATAGGAATCATAACTGAAACTGCTTGGGTCTAAGGTTATTCGGTAACCATTACCTTCTCTCTTAATTTTCCAAATTGTGTCAAACATACGTTTATGAGTTTATCTTCTTTGTAATTACCAATCCAGGTTAAATTTACGTTTGATTATAGATTCTGGGACCGTAACAATTTTCCAATTGGTTATCATTCTGATTTCTGATGGACCGTAAATAACTTGTTTAGTATATAAATCAGCTCTACTAAGCAACTCCTCAAGTTCACTACCATGAATGAATATTGCATTGGTATAAAAGTCCTTGTTGTTTACCGGAATCTCTCCTTGGTAAGTTATACCTCCTTGTTTACTGTAATCGGTATACGGGAACAAATGACCTTCTATGGTAAGAATGCCTGTAGTAATGTTTCTGAATATCTCTTTTATATCGGATTCTGTACGTATTAGATTATTACTACCAAGAGTTAAACAGTAGTGATTCTGCCTATTAGAAGGAATTAAACAAGGGTGATTCTGTTTATTGCAAAAACCTTCCACTTTGTGGAACTCCTGAGTGATGATAGGCAAAATACCATCCTTCCAAGGGCGGCAAGAATCCATCTCCTTTTGCCATTTCCAGAATGCGCAGGTAAAGCAAACATGTTCAGTTTCCATTATTCGACGAATTGCGCAAGGACTAAAATCCTCTATGTCGAACTCATTGTGACAATATTTACATTGTTGTTTCATAAGATAAAATATAAAAATAACCATACTACCCAAAGGAAGTTCATAAAGATTGTCCAAGCAATCAATCCAAACTTCTTTGGCTCTTTTTTAACTCGTACTCCTAATTTCCTTCTCCGGTTGGAGTATGCCCAAGAACCTATGATTACCCAAGCAGTAATTACCGGAGTTAACGGGAAGAGTATACAGATAAGTATTGGACTACCTATAGCATCGATGAAGTTAGGACTCATCCAGCCAGGGCATCTAACGGTACTACCAGTATACTCTCCGTTTTTATTGTAGTGATTGTATATGGAATTGCCCATTATTTCTTATCTATGAGATAATACTTTATCATGAAGAATGGCATTATAAGCCAGACCGATATGAAGTGCATGAACCAAGGCAAACGATTCTTAAGGTCTAAGCCTGTCGTATCGTTCTTTCTCATATTTACTGTCATCTCGATGGATTGTGGTAATACCAGCAAATATGCCAGTATCAGAATGATTGTAATCATTTTCATAGTTTCTCCTCCAGTTTTTCTATTGAACGTTTTACGGTGTTGATGTAGTTAAGTAATTCCTGATTTTCTCCGAATGCCAAAGCTCTCATCTCCTGATTAGTGAGATTGAATTTCTGCTGGATTTTTGAAGATAGTTCCTCCATTTTGCGGATAAAGCCATGTTTGAAAATCCAGGCATCATAGATTACCTGAGTCTCTTCATCCAGTTTCTTTACAAAGCCAGTATAGTTTTTGGCCATGTAATCAGCACGTTTGAAGTTGTTCTCTTTACTTTCTCTTTTGCAGATAATGCCGTTTTTGAGGGTTGCAGTACCTGCCTCCTTGTCAACTGATATTACTGTTGACTGAGTCATCAGGGTGGAGCCATCATAGCAAATGACTGGGTTCCCAACTTTGAGTTTTAATTTTTCTTTTTTCATATCTTTATTTTATTATGATGATGCAAAATTAATAATAATTTTATTAATTGCAATAGAACCTATCATAACAACTTGCAAACTACTGAGGATTTGACAGTGGATTGATAGTTCCCTATGCAATTTTATATAGTTTGAGTAGAATCCCTATCGATAGGTTTAAGAGCAATACCTAAATCTCAATTATAAACAACCAATTTAATATAACACAATATGGAAAAGTTAACTGATGCTCGTATAGCTGAAATAGCTAGAGAGAACGGGATTCATCCCGCTGCCTTATTGGCAGTAAAACTGATAGAATCTGGGACTAAGTCTGGGTTCCTGGATTCTGGTAAACCACAAATCCTTTTCGAAGGACATGTATTCTACAAATATCTGAAGGCTAACGTTAAGTCTTTGGATATGAACAAGCTCTGTGCTCAGTATCCTAATATCGTCTACCAAAAGTGGGACAGGTCGAAATACTTCGGAGGTGAGAAAGAATGGACTCGTCTAGAGCAAGCTCGTAAAATCAACCTGAAGTATGCTAACTATGCTGCTTCTTGGGGTATGTTCCAAGTTATGGGATTCAACTACAAAACCTGTGGTTGTAAAAGCATAGATGAATTCGTAGAGAAAATGTGTACAAGTCAGGAACAGCAGTTACTGCTTACTCTCAACTTCCTCAAAAACAGTAACCTAATTGTTCCTCTCCAAAAGAGACAGTGGGCTACATTTGCCAAAGGCTACAACGGACCTGGGTTTGCTCAGAACAAGTATCACATAAAGCTTCAAGCAGCTTACAATAACTACCTCAAATCATTCCCTGCTTAATTTAATGAAAAAGTTACGTTTCTTAGGTGTATCAGCTGGTCAGGGTGCTCTCTTGTACCCATTTAAGGACCAGCTGATAGCTAATGTGGAGCTTCGAGGAGTATTCCACACCAAAAATGAAGAGCAGTGGAAGCTAAACTTTGGAGGAATACCATTTCTGAAGAGCTTAGAACCTATACTGAATGAGTCAGTAGACGTTATTATAGGCTCTCCAGATTGTGGTGCAAGCTCTATTATGAGGCTTTCAAAGGTAAAACAATTGGGAAATCCCAAAGAAAACAAGTCTCTTAATCTGGTACTTCAAGCAATTCAACACTTTAAGCCAAAAATTTTCATGATAGAAAACCTTCCAAGGTTAGTATCATTACTTCCTCCGGCTTATTTTGAGGAAGCGTTACCAGATTACAAGATGGTTTACCACCATTGCTCAGTATCTGAATATGGTAATTCTCAGGTATCAAGGAAGCGTTTAGTTATAATAGGCATTAAAAAGAGCGAGAAGAAATTCTTAAAAGCTTTCGATAAAGTTTTTCCAATAGACGAGTGTAAACTCACTAGAAATTTACTGGAAGATGCCTATTACAAGCATAATAATTCCAATTATATGCCGCCGTTAGATAAAACGTTAGCAATGTATGACTATCGTAAACTTCCTGAGAAGAAGAACCTCACGGTAAAGGAAATCCATAAGATGTGGAAAACAGACTTTAAGAAAGAGAAGAAGTGGCCTATTAAAACAGCAAAGATGTCTACTCTCCCAGGAGTATACAGGTTGGAAAAGAACAAAGCACCTTTAACCTTAAGACCTGCAGATAGACAGTTCCGTCCTGATGGTTGGCCTCTTGGAATCTCTGACTTCAAGAACATTATGGGATTTCCTAAATCGTACCAAGTGTATATGGATCAAGATGAATACCTATATTGGTTAAATAAGGCCAGATATACCCTTGCCAAAGGATCGGTTTATCAGGTAGGAATATGGTTCAAAAGGTGCCTAAAAAAGGCCTCAAAAGGTAATAAAAAGTAATGCCTTGGCTGGGATGTCTAATATAATATATTATATTACTAAATCCCAAATTTTCTGCTGTATACCCTTCGTATATGCGCGCGGTAATTAATAATACCTTAACAGTATATATTAATTACTATACGTGTTAAGGGGTAGGTATATAAAAGAAAACAAAGATTTATTCATCTCGGCAAGCCTCGATGAGATTGCCTCTGAGAGGCAATCAGGAGTATAAATTTGAAAACCATAAGTGAAATGAATATATTAATAAAAATATTCAATGGCCTAAAAGAGAGAATCCGAACATATCCTGGTATCACTCTATGCCTTATCATAATGTTACTAGTATGTACTATATTCTTTTGCTTACGAACCTGTTTGTTACAGCGAAAGATTTTAAACAACTCTCAGCAAATTCATGAAGTTGTTATCAACACAAGTAATGGTGATAAACAAACACGGACTTCAATTATAGCAAATCATAATCCTTTTACTCCAGTACCAAGCTTCACTCAGAAGCTTCTACCAAATCGGATAACTTATTGGGAAACTAAAACGGTTTTACCTGATAAATCAGAAAATGTAGATACAGCAAAAATAGATACTACTAAGTTACCTGACTTAAGTGGTTTTTATTACAGGGATTTCTTAGGTAGTTCTATCACTCCACCATCATTTATGAGAACTAAGGATTCAGTAGTTCAGTTCTTGGTTGATAGGAAAAACCTTACGTTAACTACCTATAATCCTACAGCACAGAAGTTTGTTACAGACGAGTATAAATTGGATTTTGAAAGGTTTAAATACAATTGGCAACCAAGTACTGGGTTAACCCAGGAAAAGAACCGATACCTATCAATTCAACTTTATGTTAAGTCAGGATATCAGCCAATACACTCAGTCTTCGACTTGGGAACAGGAGTTTCCTTCAAGACTAGGAAATTAGATTATAACATCGGAATATCTCTTAATCATGATAAAAGGATAAATCCAAACCTTTATTTTGATGTTGGGGTTTCTGTAATATACTACCCGATTAAATGGCAAAAATAGACTTAAACGCTGGTAACCTGTCATCAGAACAGGTCAAAACATTAGCTAAAGTTGTCCAGGACGTATTCTATTTCAGCTTATTTATCTTTGTAGTACATCCGGTACGAGGTAAGGTTCACTTTGATCTATATCCGTATCAGAAAGCTGTACTTTACCAGTTTGTCAAGGACAGGTTTAACATTATCCTGAAATTTAGACAGGCTGGTATTACTGAGCTAATCTCTATGTACTGTCTTTGGTTGGCGATGTATCATCCCAACAAGAAGATTAACATTATCTCAATTAAGGACACTACTGCAAAGAAAGTGCTTAAGAAGATTAAGTACATGTACAAGAATCTTCCTTTGTACTTACAAGTTCCGATAGTAAACGGTCGTACTGGAGAATATGGCTCGTCTTCTATGATAGAATTCAATAATGGCTCTTTTATAGAGTCTATACCTACTTCTTCTGAAGCTGGTCGTTCTGAATCTCTGTCATTGTTGGTAATTGATGAGGCTGCTATAGTCCGTTGGGCTGACCAAATCTGGGCAGCAGCTTTCCCGACCCTGTCTACTGGTGGTTCAGCCATAGTAAACAGTACTCCTTACGGTATCGGTAACTTCTATCATTCGAAGTGGGTAGATGCTGTTGCAGGAGGTAACGAATTTATTCCTATTCGTTTGTTCTGGAGAATGCACCCTGAACGAGATATTGAATGGTATAACCAGATGTCTACTGCTCTTGGTCCAAAACGAACTGCTCAGGAGATTGATGGTGACTTTCTTTCATCAGGTAACTCAGTATTTGATCTGATGGATATTAAAGCCATAGAAGATTGTTTAAGTGAATTTCCTATAATAAAACGAAGATATAACGGTCAGTATTTACAGTTCAATGAACCAGAACTTGACAAAGATTACTTCATAGGAGCTGACGTTGCTACTGGTAGAGCTACTGACTACTCTTCTTTTACCTGTATGGATAAGGTTGGAGAAGAGGTGGCAGTATATAAAGGTAGAATGTCGGTTGATAAATACGCCAGACTCCTTGGAGATACAGGACAACTGTTCAATTGGGCTACTCTAGCTCCAGAATCAAATGATGTTGGTCTAGCAGTAACATCTATGCTTCAGGCTGAAGGATATCCTAAACTTTACTATTTCCAAAAGATGGTGAAGAAAAAGGGTAAAACTAGACCAGAGGTTGATAAGGCTCCTGGATGGCTGACCACAAGCAAAAACAGACCAGTTATTATTGATGGTCTAGAAGCTGATATACGTAACGATGTTATCACTTGCAAGGACCCGTTCTTTGTATACGAGGCAAAGACCTTCATATATGATAGTTTAGGTAGGCCTGTTGCTATGGGCAAACATAAAATGAATCGTGAAGGTAATGATTCATTATCAGAGGATACCTATGCAGATGATGACATCATGGGAAAGGCTATATGCAATCACATACGAAAAGGTAAACAAAACATTATAATTCAACCACGATGAAAATTTTCGGATATAACATATCAGTAACAAAGTCTGAGAATACTCCTCTTAGTCAGAAGACCAGGGAACGGGGTAACTCAGACCGAGTTACTGGTATTACTCCAGGAAGAGTATCTGTTCCTGATGAGTCTGTCGGTTCGGAAATATATACTTTGAGGGACTTCACTTCAATGGTGAACCCCTCTTTTCGTGTTGAAATTATTCAGTTGATTCGTAACCTTTACAAGGTGAATCCAGATGTTGGTAAAGCTGTGCGTGATATGTATCAGTTAACTAACACTGGTCATCAAATTCTCTTCCCTAACAACACAGATAAGGAAGCGAAGGAGATGAATGACCATCTTGAGAAGGTTACAAAACACTGGTCCAACTATACAGCTGGTATAGATGGTTTAGTAAACAGAATGGTAGTACAAGCTTTCATTGGTGGTGCAATTTCTATTGAGGGTGTTCCCAACCAAGATTTGACAGGCTTGGCTACAGTTTTGTTCGTTAAACCAGAAACTATCGTTTTCCGTAGGGAGAATAATGGAGTATATCAGCCATACCAAAGGAATAACAACTTCCTGAAGGTAAATAAGGACTACATCAAGCTGAATACTCAAACGTATAAGTATATAAGTATCTTCAATGATACTGATGAGCCGTACGGAATACCACTGTTCATGATGGCTTTGGATTCTATTAAGACACAGTCAGATATGAAAGTAAACATTAAGCATATTATGGAAAATGCTGGTATGCTTGGGTTTATGGAAGTTCTGATTGCTAAAGATGACCAAGGTGCTGGTGAAAGTAAAGAACGTTATAAAAGACGTCTTACTCATGACCTTTTTACTGCCAAGAGGAATCTCAAGGACGGTATGAAGGACGGTATAGTTGTTGGTTACAAGGATGACCATGAGTTTAACTTACATTCTACTACAAAGGATATGAGTAACATGGATAAACCTTGGAACATGAATCAACAGTCTGTAGCTAATGGTTTGGGAGTTAACAGTTCCCTTATCGGAGTATCTACTGCTAATACTGAAGGAGGGGCAGGAATAAACTTGTCTACGCTTATATCGCAGTTAAAGAATATGCAAACGCTATTAAGTAATGCTTTGGAATTTCTTTATTCTCTAGAACTGCGCTTAGCTGGCTTCAATTGCAAAGGTATCAAGATACATTGGTATCCTGCTACAGTTTCTGATGATGTCAAGATACAGCAAGCTCGTCTGTATAAGACCCAAATTAACAATGCACTATATCGTGATGGAATCATAAACTTGCTCCAGTATGCTCAGGATATGGGTTATGATAATCCAGACCAAGATGAACCTAGAGTTCCATTGGAACAGCAGAATGGAAACAGTCCATCAATAAGTGATGAAGACAAAGATAAAGATACTAAAAATAAGTCTGCTCGCAGGTCTCGGGATAAAGATTCTGCAGTTCCTAAGCGAAAAGACCAAAATCCTAAAGCCAGATGAGTAAATTAAAGAAGAACGCCCAATACCTTGATTCAATGGTAATTGGGGCCGGGCATACTATTATGCTTGGCAATGTTCCTGACCCAGTTATGGGAGACAAAGGTCATTTGCTTAAGTTGAGTGACAATATCCTAGCTTGGAGAGGAACAACAAGAGAGTCGGTCGAAACTTACGGATTCTGGGGAAGTGATATTGATTATAACACTTATTACCCAGATCTTAAGCTAGAAGACCTTAAACCGAAGGATGGAGAGTTCATCAATCCAATGTTCAGACTTTTGTCTGCTACCATTGTTTCGAAGAATTACAATCCAACTGACTTCAGTCGTCCTGGAGTACTGAAAGCTTCTATGCCGTTGCTTCTTGGACAGACAGTTAACTGTGACCATTCTACTGATATAGGTAATGCTATTGGAGCTGTATCTAAGGTAACTTGGCAAGAGGCTTACAAAGCAGAGAATGGTTTTATGATTCCTGCTGGTATCAATGGAGTACTTAAGATTGATGGCAAAGCCAATCCTCGTATTGCTAGAGGAATACTTATGGATCCGCCTTCAATCCATAGTAATTCAGTAACTGTACAGTTCAAATGGGAAAAATCACATCCAGAAATGGATGACCGGGAATTCTATGAGAAGCTTGGAACATACGATTCAAAGGGTGTTATGGTCCGTAGGGTAGTGACTGAGATAGTTCGCTATTTAGAAACTTCTTTAGTATCTCACGGAGCTGACTCATTTGCTCAGAAGATTGGTGATGATGGTCACATAATTAATCCTACTTATGCTCAGAGAGCTTGGGGCTCTTATAAAGAGTATAATGATGATAAGTCTAAGCAATACTTTTTCTACGATATTAAACAAGACGTTGACTCATATCAAGAGAAAATTGACGATACTCATCCCACCATAAATAATAACGAAGACATTTCAAACCAAAATGAAGACAATATGAATAAGGAACTCCAAGAATTTCTTGAGAAACTGTTCGGACAGAACATGCTTTCTCTTGGTGAAGGAAAGGAAGCATCCCAGGAAGAAGCCATTTCTCTGATTCGGGATATGGTTTCAGACAAGGCTTCACTTACCGAGCAGGTTACAAACCTGACCACCGAAAAGACACAGCTCTTAGAGCAAGTTACTAATCTCAATGCTGAAGTTACTTCCCTCAAAGCAGATGCAGCCATTGGTCAAACTTATGTTAAGTCTCTCCGTGAAACTGCTGTAGCTAACTACAAGAAAATGCAGGGAGATAAGTTCGATGAGAAAGACCCGATTCTGGTAATGCTTAATGCAGAAACCACTGGTGCAACCACTCTCGAAGCTCTTAACAAAACTTATGAACAGCGTCTTAGTGAGCTCTTCCCAATGAAGTGCAACAAGTGCGGTTCTAAAGATGTAGGCAGAGCTTCTTCAATCCAGGAGAATCAAGAAGAAGACCATAACAATGGTCAAGAAAGTCTTTCTGAAGTACCTAACACCGCAGATGTTATCTCATCTCTGATGGACAAGAAACGTCGTAACAACGACAAAGAAGATTAAAAACAACATAATATCCATAAGAAAATGAATAAAAACGTTCCATTGACCCTGATGGGAGAACAGACTCCCAAGGTCGTAATTTTTAAGTCAGAGTCCCACAAACTCTGCGAGGCTTTCAATGTAGCCGAGGGCAAAACAGTTCTTAAGGGTATGGCCGTGGCTCTGAATACCGACGGTAACATTACTCCTTATACTGGTGCTGAGGGTGAAGTATACTTAGGTATAGCTATCACCGACAATGTAAATCCTGCTTACCGTGCCCAGAGAAATTTCCCAGTAGAAGTTACCGTAATGGTAGAGGCTTTTGCTGTAGTTCACAAGGTTTCTAAAGACGTGGTTAATCCTGGCTACGTAATGCCAACAGGAAAGGTAATCAACAACATGTACGAGGAGGTATCAGCTTCTGAGAATGAGACTAAGTTCATCTCTATCGATGCTGCTGATGAGTCTGGTCAGATTCTCCGAGTTCTCGTACGTTAATCTATCAACCCAAGAAAATAAGAAAAACAATGGAAAAGAAAGTAGATATTTCAAAGTACAAAGCTCAGGACTTCTATAAAGAACTTCCAGAGTTGGTTCGCTTCATGGATCATGCTCGTCAGGGCAGCAATGAAAACGTATGCTGCGACATCAGCCTTGAAGAGGTAGTAAAAGAAAAGTATGGTCTTTCTCAGGCCGATTACCTGGACAAGTTGGGTATCAATCCTCGCCAGGCAACTATGCAGAACATCTTCACGATGCCAGACCAATCTATTCGCTGGATTGTTCCTGAGATTATTCGTGCTGCTATCACCACTGGTATTCGCAAGGCTCCGTTTTACCCAGAAATCATCGCCCACGATGAGAAAGTTTCTGGCTTGAACATTACAATGCCACACATCAACATGTCTGATGCTGCACCTTCTAAGGTAAATGAGGCTGAGACTATCCCTCTGGGAGACATCTCTTACGGAGAAAAGAACGTATCAATCTTTAAGATTGGTAAAGGTTTCAAACTTACTGATGAAGTTCGTAACTACGTATCTCTCGATGTCCTCGGCATTTACCTCCGTGACTTCGGTATTCAGCTCGGTTATGCAATGGATGCTCTTGCGATGGACGTCTTGCTTAATGGTAATATGATTGACGGTGCAGAGTCTGCTCCAGTAATCGGTGTCTATGACACTGCTAAGGGTATCACATATAAGGACCTTCTCCATATTTGGGTACGTGGTTCTCGCCTCGGCCGTAACTACCAAAATCTTATCGGTGGTGAAGATCAGGCAATCGAACTGCTTGACTTGCCAGAATTCAAGGATCGTAAGAGTGGTACTCCTCAAGCAACTCTCAACATCAAGTCTCCTGTACCTAACCAAGCTAACTTCTACATCCACCCAGGAACTCCTGACAATCAGCTGGTTCTTATCGACAAGGCAGCTGCTCTTATCAAGCTTACTGCTAAGGAGCTTATGCTTGAGTCAGAAAGAATCGTTTCCAACCAGACTCAGGCAACCTATGCTACACTCACTACAGGTTTCTGTAAGATGTACCAGGATGCTGTTATCCTTCTGGCTGCTGACAAGAAGTTTACCGAGAACGGTTTCCCGAACTTCATGAATATCGACCCATTCCTCCATGTTAACCTTGGTTAACGAATAGGTAAAAGTACATCTGGTATAGTGGGCGCTTGTCTACTATACCATTTTACTACATAATTTATTAATTTACTTACAACTTATAAACAATGGGAAATAATAAGAAAACCAAGAGCATTAGAACAAAGACTATCATGCTTGGTGAAAATGCTCAGAGCTTCTATGATGCTTCTACAGGCATTTTCATCGGACGAGGAGAAACTAAGGAACTCACTGTTCGTCAGTATACCTCTCCTAAAATTAAGAAGGCTATCACCAACGGTCATCTGGTAGTTGTTACCGGTTCAGTTCCAGAGATTGAAGATGACAAGTCAGAAGATTTGAAGGCTAAATTCGATACTCTGGTAAACCAGGGAATGGAAGTCAACAAAATCTCAAAAGCTTTCTCTCTTAAAGAGATGAAAGTAGTGGCTGGCCAATATGATATCGAGGCTGAAGACGGTGATACCGTAGACAGCTTGGTAGAAGCTATCCTTGATCAGATAGAAGGTTCAAATACTAAAACTGAGTAAAAACTGACTAAGCATGAAGGACTTGGACTTTCTCTGTAAGGTAGATGGTCTTAAGGTTACATTCCAAGTTCTATCCCCAATTCCAGCTAACGCAGTAGTTAGTTGGAATTTTGGTGATGGTAATGATGTTTATAACCAACCAAGGGTTACCCATGAATACGCTGAAATGGGAATTTACCCTATAGACCTGACAGTAGAGACCTCAGGTGATGGTACTTATGGAAAAGGTGCCAGAGTTCTTATGCTGTCTACTATCACTAAGACTCACCTTTCTGATAGTATCTACAATCTGATAAATGATTTTATCCCTCATGAAATTTCTGATGGGATGACTTCAAGTCAGAAATCAGTATTTATCAATAAATGGCAACTTTATATTCAGCCGTTAGTAAACCGCCCCAGAGGAAAAGAGATTCCAATAGAAGAATATAATAATGAATTATACTACGAAGGACTAGAGAACCAGCTAATAATGGAATTGGCAGCTTGGGATTATCTCAATGTTACAATTACAAATCTGCTTACCGGTTCCGGAGAATATATTAGGCAGATAGCTCGTAAATCTAGTACTGAGGACGATGAATCATACGAAAATACTAGAGGAGACCGTGTAAAGAGAATTACTACAGGCCCAACAGAAATTGAGTACTATGATACTTTGACCGATGGTATATCATCATTGTTTAAGGCTTATACAGATGCTCTCAAACCAGGCGGAGTTATGGATGAATTAAGGAAGAATCTATGTATGCTTGCAAGTAGACTAGAAATCTTTTTACCATTCTGTACTCCTGAATATCATATTACTATACCTAAAGTTGTCAATAGGCGTAACCCAGGACCTCTTGGAGGTCCTAACCCAACTGCTCCATTAAATGGTGGAGTAGTTAAAATCAAGCCATTACCATGACAAAAACTGGTAAACATTTAGTAAGTAACCGCTCTTGGGATAGATATAAAAAGCACATTAAGGGCTTCTTGAACCAGGATGCTGGTAGGCAGACCGTTATATGGTGTAAACATCTCAATCAGATGTTGAGTCATGGTGAAGATACCATACCTACTTACCGCAAAGTGGAGATAGAGGCCTTATGTTCTTATAATGCTTTCAGGAACTGGCCTCTGAATACTTATTCTGTATCTGGAGAATCCGATGATGAGAATTGTTCATTGTTGGTATCTATGGATTACATAAAGAATTTAGAGAGCGGTAGATACTTGAAGACTATAGGTGATTCAGAAGTAGATACATACTGGGATTTGAACTGGCAAGAAGACCGGTTCATTATCAATGGGTTAACCTATAGACCTTCAGGAGATATTCAACTTGCACAAGCTAAAGATGAAGCATTAGTTTTCATGGTCATCCTTAAGAGGGATAGAGAAACAGTTCCTAACTTTGTAAAATCCGAGTAAATATGGCAAATATAATTCCATTACGCTGGACTAAGGTAATTGCTCCTGGAAATAACCAGGGCTATTTTTACGAAAGCAACTTGGTCAAAGTGAAAGGCCGTTCAGCTGTCCAAGTAGAAGTTCCTGATTCCGGAGTAGATTTAAGTTACCTTGTTAGTTTAACTGGTGAGAGGTTTGTTTCTATCTTCCACGATTATTTTGCTGATCTTCATGTTCATGAAATAGAGTTCAATGGGGTAGGTCAGATAGTTAAGTTTAGAATTAACAAACTTCCTACTTATGCAATTATTCAAGGTGATGAATTAATCGATGCCGGAGATACTAATCCAGAAGACCCAACAGATATCATGAATGGTTTTGCTGGTTCAGAAGGAGAGTATTTCAGAGGAAAAGACACAGAGATATTCGCTGGTAAACAACCCTAAACTCCTATAATATAATATGTATATAAGTAAACACTACACCTGCGAGGAGATTGACCAAAGACTTCTCCAAGGGTACTATGATGATGCTGTTGCAAATGGCTACACCGGTACCTTAAAAGAGTTTTGGGCAATGGTACTCTCCATCACTAATCTGGTGGAAAAAGAGCCTGGGTACGGTCTTTCTAAAAATGACTTTACCGATGAGCTTAAAGAAAAGCTAGATTCTATAGATGCTGGTGCTAAGTTGATTGAGAGGGTATCTCAGTTACAGAATGATGCAGGTTATCAGACTGCTCAGGATGTAGAGGATGCTATCAATAATTTGATAGCTGGAGCTCCTGAAGCTCTTGATACTCTTAAGGAATTGGCTGAAGCATTGGCTGGAAACCCAAACTTTGCAACTGATATCACCAATAAGCTTACCGAACTTAGTTCAAAGCTTACTCAGGAAATAGCTGACCGGAAAGATTCCGATATTAAGCTGAATGAGAAGGTAGATAACAACGAAGCTAAGTCTATCGCTGCCGATGAAGCATTGGAAACTAAGCTTGACAGTGTTAAATCGGAACTTACCAAAAAAATTGAGGACGTTAGTGCTAATGTTACAGACAATGCTAATGGAATCAATAAACTGACCCAGAAGCATACAGAAGATGTTGCAGCTACTAAAGAATATGCTCGTAACTTGGTAGATACCGAGAAAGACAGATCAATGGCTGCTGAGAAGGCTAATGCAGATGGTTTATCAGAACTCCAGAGTCTCCATACTACCGATAAGGCAGAATTAGCTTCAGCTATTGCCACAGAAACCTCAGAACGTAAAGCCAAAGAAACCATACTGGAAAATGATTTAGCTACTGAGGTTCAGTCACGTAAGGATGGAGATGCTACAAATAAAGCTTCTATCAATCAAGAGGTTGCTGACAGAAAAGCTGCCGATGAAGCATTGGAAACCAAGCTTAAAACTCAGATAGATTCTAATCATGCTGACCTTTACGGTAAGCTGAATAAAGAAATCACTGACCGTCAGGTAGAAGCTTCGGAACTGCGTACTGCAATCATTACAGAAACTTCAGATAGGAAAACTGCTGACCAGATTATTCAGCATTCAATTGAGGACTTACAGGATAAGGTAGATGCTAACCATACATCAGAAACCGAATCCATAGCTCAGGAGAAAGCTGCAAGAGAAGCTGCAGATGCTGCCTTAGAAGATAAGAAGGTAGACAAGATTCCTGGTATGGGTCTGTCTCATAATGATTATACTGATGCAGAAAAGAATAAACTAGACGGCATTCAGGAAGGTGCTAATAGAATAACCAAAGTATCTGAGCTTGAGAATGACTCTGGCTTTGCTACTGAGGCTGATGTGAATGATGCCTTAGAGAAGTTGATAGGTGCTGCTCCGGAAGCTCTTGATACTCTTAAGGAATTGGCTGAAGCATTGGGAAATGATCCTGATTTTGCAGGTACTATCACTCGTAAGATTACAGCTCTCACAGAACAGCTAAATGCAGAAAAAGATTCTAGAGAAGCTGCTGATACTCTTATTGATACCAAGCTTAATCAAGAGATAACTAATCGTCAAAAAGGAGATGAGCTTGTAAAGACCTTGGTAGAAACCGAAATTACTAATCGTACTTCGGCAGACCAGGTACTCCAATCTCAAATTACTGACTTTAAGACTACTCAGATTGCAACAAACTCCCAACTGTCTCAGGCAATTGAAAACCTGCGTACTCAGTCAGACAGTAATATCAATGAGCTCCGTACTCTGGTTACTACTAATACTGGTAATATTCAGAGAAACTTCGAACTGATTCAGGCTCAGATTGCTTTGTGGGAAGAGTTTAAGACTTCAATCACTGAGTCTCTTACCACTGAAATTTCTGACAGGAAAGCTGCAGATGCTGCTCTCGATAAAAAGATTGACCAGGCTGTATCAGACCTTGAGGAGAAAATAGGGGCTGTAACAGGTAATCCACAGGAACTGGTAGCTGCAGAAAAGGCAGAACGTCAGGCTGCAGACCAGGAACTTCAGAATCAGATTGATACTCTCACTAATGACCTTACCACTGAGCAGAATGCTCGTACAGCTGCAGACCAAGCTATCAATGATGCTTTAGCAAAAGAGGTAGCTGATAGAGAAGCTGTAGTTAAGGTAGTATCAGATGGTTTAACTAAGGAAATTTCTGATAGGGAAGCTGCTGATACTGAGATTCAAACCAATCTCAATACCGAGATTGCAGAACGTAAGAAGGCTGTACAGGATGAAGCTACAGCCAGAGCAAATGCAGATACTCAGTTTCAAAACAACCTTGATGCTGTAAGTGCAGACTTAAATGAAGAGAAAACTGAACGTAAGGCAGCTGATACTACTCTGCAAGCAAATATCGATGCTGAAGCTAATGCTCGTACTACTAAGGACGAGGACCTTCAGAACCAGATAGATGCTACTAACTCAATCCTTGATAGCTATAAGCCAATTACTTCTGAGGAGGTAGAGGGTATGGCTGAAAATGTATTCGGTACTACTCAACCCTGATGATACCAGACTCATTCATGAGTCTGAACTCATTTAATAACTTTTTTAAATAATTCTTTTTAAGAACTTTTAAAATCAAAACATTATGCCAGAAACAGTAACAAAATTTGCGAATCTCCAGACTCTGGAAAAGCTGTCAACTTTGATTAAAGGCTACGTAGATGGGAACGTCAGTAAAAAGATGGACTCATTTACTCCTGGACAAGGTTTATCTTTAGAGGGTGGTATTCTTAAGGTAACTTTGGACACAACTCTTTTCAAGGTGGTAGAATCTTTGCCAGCTGCTCCAGCTGCTTCAGACGCTAACAAGATTTTCTTGGTCAGAGATAGCAGCAGCAAAGCTTCCGATAATGTCTACGTTGAATATATGTATGTCAACAAGGCTTGGGAAGAGGTCGGTAGACAACAACAAGCAGAGGTGGATTTGGAACCTTATCTTAAGAAGAACGAACTTACTGCTACTGTAAGTAGTTCTTCTATCTCAATTCAGAAAGGTTCTGAAAAGCTCGCTGGGGTATCATTTAACGCTAGTGATTTCCAGGGAGTAACTGGATCAGGGAATCTTAATGTATCTCTCAAAGATATTCTTGAGGCAGCAGTTCCTTCTGGAATGTATAAGTTAGCTATTGATAAAAAGGGTAGAGTAACCGGATATACTGCTATTCAGCTTTCCGATTTAACTGCTCTCGGAGTAGCTAAACAAGTAGACCTTGATACCCTTAGCAGTAACTTAAGTACAGAAACTTCAGAACGTAAACAAGCTACCGCTGACCTCCACGACGAAATCGAAACTAAGGCGGACAAAACAGCTCTCGCCACTACCAACGCCAATGTTGACAAAAAGGTGAATAAGTCCGATATTGTTCAAGTCACAGGACAGTCCACCACTTCGGTAATGAGTCAAAAAGCGGTAAGTGATGAGTTGAGCACAAAGGTCAACAAAACCGATATTGTCCAGTCCACTGGCACCAGCACTACGTCAGTGATGAGTCAAAAGGCAGTAACAGATTCGGTAAATGCCGAGAAAACTGCCAGAGAAGCTGCCGATAATGCAGAGAAAACTGCCAGAGAAGCTGCCGATACTGCATTGAGTGAAAGAACTACAGTACTGGAAACCAAGCTAGCAAACTACCAAGTTATTACCGACGAAGAAGTTACAGCTATGGCTGAAAAGGTATTCGGTCCTGCTCAATCCTGATAACCAAATACAATCTGGTAATCCTTGAGATTGGTGAAACATTCCAAGAGGTTTTTCATAAACCTCTTGGAATTACTCGTTTAATAACCATTAAAATATAAGATATGGCAAAAATAGTAGATCAGGCTGCCCTTGAAAAGTCAATGACTTCAGTAAAGGGCTACGTAGATGGGAACGTCAGTAAAAAGATTGACAAGTCTGATATTACCCAGAACACAGGTCAGTCAACCACTGAGGTGATGAGTCAGAAAGCAGTTACTGATGCCATGAACACGGCATCTGAGAGAACTCAACATGAGACGATCAACGCACTTTGTGACAATGTATATATCGATGCTTCCACACCTAACACTAACACCTTGTTCACCGAAGAAAACAAGCGATACAATGTCTCTATACCTCTTACACTAAAAGCTGGTTCTGTTTACCAAGTAGGTAAGGGCAGTGTTATCCATTTCTATATGGACGGAAAGTTTACTGGTAGCGGTACTATTCAACTTGACAACACGCAAATTGAGGCACCAAAGAAGCGTATATTTGACGATACAGTCAACATCGCTGGTCTTATGCGTTGTGATGCAGTATATCCTGAATGGTTCGGTGCCGTAGGTGATGGTATTACAGATGACGCTACAGCAATCAACAAGGCGATTTATAACGCTGGTCATATGCCAGTTGTCCTTACAGCGGAGAAATATCTCGTCAAATCGACTATCACTATGGTTGAGTGCTGGTCAAACACAGGAGTTACATCCGCTTTTGGATATGTGCATAAAAACGGCACTGCATATAACATCAAACAAACACTGATTGTTGAGCATGATATTATAGGTGACATATCACTTGACGGTGCCGTAATCCGTAGCGGTTCAAACTATAACAAAATCGTCATTAAGGGTTCATTGGTGGTTAGATGTCCAAACGAAACTGCTGTCGGTATCGATATGTACGGGACAACAAGAACCGAAGCATCAAACCCTCCAGAGGTGGTTAACTCTGGTGATATTGGTTTTGGTGCAAATATAGAAATTAACCAGATAATCAAAGGCCCTGACGGTTTTAATTATGGGGATAGTGTTACTAATACCGCTAATATATCTACAACATATGGACTTGGAAAAGGTACAGCGTTAATTATAGCAGGGCAACCGCACACTAAATGCAAGGTAAATTTTATAATTGGTTTCGGTGTAGGTCTGCACACACCATCTTCACAAGGAAGTATATTTGACATTGGATTATGTTGTTGTATAGTTGATATACTTATTGATGGTGGTGAAAATAAACCATTTCTACCAAGTAATGTAAATAATAACCATTTTAGGATTGGTGACCACCATCTTGACGTGTCTTGGCCATGGGTTAAAGGTAGGTCAGATGTTGATGTTATTAGAATCGGAGAGAATAAGTCTCTTGATTGGAATAACAAACCAACTCATGTGATAAATGTATGGTATAACACTTTTAGAATAGATGGTGCAGTTGATGGTTATATGGCATATAATCGACTGTTCTCAAAACACGGAACTAATAGTTTCATTGGTAATAAACTTATAACAGGACGTCGTCTAGTAAATAAACAATTAGAACCTTGGAAACCATTAAGTATTACACCAGTAAGTAATTCTCCAGAGCAGAATAATAATAATGTGTTTTATTGTAAATTTGGTTGGGATTACGCAAATTTGGAAATCACAAAAGGTTTTAACTGCGTGGTTGAGAACATTATCATTGATTCAAATACCCATACAAACACAGATGGATTCGGCTTTACATCGCAAAACAAAGATATTAAAGAGCGTTTCCTCTGTGAGAAGATTATCATCACAGCAAAGAACTCTCCAGAACTCCCAGCTACAACCACAGATGACAGTATAATGATTATCGTGCCTCACCTCAGTCAGATGTCGAAGGTTCATTTCGTTAACGAGAAACCTACATCAACAACTGCGCAGAAGGGACATATATATGTCTTGGATGCCGTTGCGAATACTGGTGGTTCTGAGAAACATGAGGTCTGGGGTATTGAATCTGGCAAATTGAAGCAATTGGGTTACTACTCATACGATTACCTGACACAGGGTGCCGCTGACAGGAGATACGCAAAACTCAATCACATCTACAACGTCAATAACACGGTCATTGACTTTAGTGTTGGTATTGGTGGCAGCACATGGTCAGTAGTGTGCTCGTTTTATGCCAATGATATCCCAACATTGAACAGTATGCTGATAGCGGCGAAGGACCATACGGAAAGAGACGCACCTGTTGAGGGGATATTCACTTTTGTAAATTTCCCTGACATTAATGGAGCAAATGTGCCTACACCAGTATCAGTCAAGACAACATCAGTATGGTATGATGAAGAAGGTCATTTAAATTGTGCCTTCCTCTTATGCGGTAAAATGTGCACGCTAATAAGCGAATATGACTATTTGAAAGAAATTACAGGTGATACGACGTTTATGATTATGCTTGAATGATGCAATGTAAGTAAAAAAGGCAAATTTCAGCAATGTTAAAATAACTAAATCACTATGGCACAGACGATTAACATAACCTTCTCAACTGTATTTGGTAATGTGAAAATCTGGGCTAATCCAAAGCAGCAGAAGAGGGCCGAAGAACTTATCAGGAAATCTCCAGAGATATTTCGACAAGCTTACTTAAATACTGCTAAAAGGTTTGGTAATAGGTTAGCAAAGATGGCCAAGACATGTATTAAGAAAGGGATGCCTCCCCCTAACTCTGGAGTGTCTTGGCCTCCTCATGCAGCTAGTACGACAAGGAGACTTGGAGAACATACTTTGCTATATTGGTCATCTCAATATTATCGTGCCATTGGAGTATACCAACGAGGTAAGAATATCTTTGTAGGTATTAAATCCGGTACAAAGAAAACAAGGCCAGATAGAAGTAATCCTTCTGGGTTAACCTTGCTTCAGGTGGCTAAGATTCTTGAGTTTGGTGGTGGTACAGTACCGGCTCGTCCTCTATGGATTCCTCTATTTGAATCCGTTGGAGGAAAGGCTGAATTTAAGCAAGAGCTAGTAAAAGAAATTAGAAAACAAATAAGAAAATATACGCAATAATGGGATTTATACTAGAAAAAACCTCTGGCAAAGGAAAACAGACGGTTAAAATTACTCCTGATTCCAAAAATTCTGCAAAGGATGCGGTAAACAAAAACCTTCAGGTTCAGGTTAATGGGGTTACTAAGGCTGTGGTCCAATTGATACAGAGAGCTCGTACTGCCGTAATTAAAGCCCTATGCTCTTGCGACAGTACATCAATCAGTGGTCAAGGAGAGGAAATAAAAATCTCTTATTGGGCTACTGAAGACCGAGAGATAGTATCTGATGGTATAACTCTCGAAGTACTCAGTACAACTACTGCCTCATACTCTGAGATAAGTAGTGGGACTAATCCTGACGGAACAAAGTATAAGGTTTTTAATATATCCGAGAATTTTGGAGACAGTACCAAGTTATTCCAGGTTCAGGCAACTTATCCTTCAGACGAAGGTGAGGTAAAATCTGAAGTACTTTCTCTTACACAGAACATTATTGCTTCCTTGGATATTGTTTGCATTGCTTCTACTGCTTTGATTCCTCATAAGGGTGGAAGTGCTAAGATTACCTACTATGCTAAATCTGGTAATAATATCATTACTGATGGGGTAGAGTTGGAAATCTTGCCTGCTACTTCTGATGAGCCTCAACCTATTTTCACTTATGCAGAAGGTACTAATCCTATAACTGGAAACTTTGCAGAGTTCATCATTGGAGCTAATGTCATCAATAAGACTAAATATATCAAGGCAAGAGCTAAATACCGTGACCAATATTCTGCTGAGGTAAGTATACGTCAGGTTGGTAAAGATGCTACGGTTCTCCATGATTTTAACTTCTTCTGCTTTACCTATGGTTGGTTAGATGATGCAGGTGAAGACTTGGATTCAATGACTATCATCGAAGGAACCGGTATTCAAATTGATGGTAAACCCTTGGATGACTATCCAGTAGGATGGAACATGGGTTCTGGTAATACTAATCCGGAGGTTCAGAAGTATATCCAATGGGGAGGAGATAACACTCAATCTGGTGTTGAAAGTACTGAGATTGACTGGAAAGCTATATGCGAAAGAGACTTTATTTCACAAGGCATTTATACTATCTATGCTAAGGTTTATGGTAACTGGTATAATAAAAAGGGAACTGGTTTAGTAACTTTTAATCTGAGTACTTACAAAGGAACCGGAATGGTAAAGGATGGTTATACTTTTGTTCCTGATAATAATACAGTACTAGTATCTAAGCAAGAAAAATCCGTAGTATGCTATGCTCGAGGAAGAAACAATGCCCGTCCTACGGAAGATGGTCTCAATGCAAAAGATTGCTACTCTTTGTTAGCAACTCTTGAATATGATGTAGCAAGCAAATCTGCTTTGCTGGTCATCAATCCAAATGCTGCTAACTCTGGTCGTGATGAAGGTCCAGGTGATATTGAACCTGCTGAACCTAAATCTAGAGATATTTCAAATGAACTTAAAGTAGAGGATGGAGGTGAGCCATGGTAACTTTAGAGGAAGTAATAGAGAGAAGCTTTTATATTTCACTGCTTCATGAAACTTTGAAAAGGGGACTTACTATCAATCCAGACAAGTATCTGGTTGATGGAGAACCTACTGAGAAGACTGCTGACCAGTATGAAAAGGACAAGAAAGCTATAGGTAAGAAGTTTGTATACATATTCGGCATTGGTAACAACTTGGTAAGAGGTGCAAAAGAATGCCCAAGAATCACTATCGAGCTGAATGCTTACTATCCTGGAGAACTTGGTACTGAGAAATACTATGTAGAGGAATCAGAGGTTGATAACTTTGATGTGGTAGGATATGACTACACCACTAAGAGTACAAACATTGATATCCATCTGGTAGCTAATACTCAGCAGGAGATGAGGTTGCTTCATGATATCATGTATCGTGCTCTTCCTGCTAAGGGTTATATCAAACCTTACTTCAATGATTATGAGTCTTGGAAGAATACTCCTTTGGGAGCTACTGGAAATCTTTATATTGAGGTTGGTAATTTCTATGACCATCCAGACCTGCAACATGGACTTCTTGAAAAGGTATACACTTACGAAGTATCTGATGGCTTAATACTTGAGGAGATTGTAAGTCAAGGAGAAATTGTTCCTATTAAGGATATATCAGTACTCATTCAACCTGAGGAAACTGATGGAGTAGTACTCAAAGTAACTTAACCGGGCAACAATACTCGGTTACCTTAATTATATAATAACAAAATTTCATTTAACAACAAAATAAGGAATATGCCTAGTACACCAAAGATTAACTTTAACTTCATCAACAATAATGTTGAGGAAAGTTCACCTTTGAGAGGTATCTCCACTGTCTTGGCAAGAACTACCAAGGGCCCTGTCCTTGACCCGTCTACCTTGATTAAAGGAGTAACTCAATTCCAAAGAACTTTTGGAGAGGAGATTGTACCTGACGGCTCTGTATCAAACATACAGAAGGCTTTGGAGGGTGGTTCTATTCTTCGAATTGTTCGAGTAGTTGGCAAAGGTGCTACCCTTGGTACAGTAAACGAGGGTAATGCTGTAATCACCATCAACCTTGGTGAGGAGTCAAAAGGTCTTAAGCTTACCACTCGTGGTGCTGGAGAACCTATCGGAACCGGTAGTACATATACGGTTAAGTTTATTAAACAACAGAATACTATCTATTACGAAGTAGTAGATGCAAATGGTAGTACTCTAGAGTCTGGTCCTGTCTTTACATATAAAACTAAGGACGAAGCCAATAATACCTCTATTGACTACCTTGCACTTGCTCAATGGATTCAGATTAACCCGTACTTCAAAGTATCTTTGGCAGACGGTGGCAATATGGAATCCTTCCTTACCGAGCTTGCTAAGGCAGACGGTACTACTACTGCAATAGAGGTAAGTTTTGTGGCTTCTTCAGAAGGTACAATCGGTACAACTGAAACAGAGAAACCTACATCTCAGGAATACATCGATGCTTTGGATTATGTCCGGGACTATACCGATTCCTACAATGTAATCTTCTCTCATCTTGAGCAGCACCTGGGAAGTACTTCAGAAGCTATCAAGGTATATACTCAGTTCCGCACAGTCCTGGATGAGCTTAACGAGTTCCGAGGATTTATTGAGGTACCTTGGTTCAATGCTGATGGTTCAGTTCGTACCAAAGCTCAGATTCTTGCAGCAACCGACCAGATTATCAACACTATAGGTAATTCAAAGTGGATTTCTTATTTCACTTCTGGTCTGAAATATAACAATGCTTTTGGTATTCCTCAGAACTCCGATGTAATCGGTACTGTAGTCGGTTTGGCAGATGCTTCTGCTACTTCTTATGGCTACAACTACTCGTTTGCGGGTGTTCGTAGAGGCGTGGTACCTAATGCTCAAGGACCTGTTCTTCCAAACTATGGTTCTCCTGCAAGGGTTACCGACCTGGAAGAGTTTGCTCAGCACTATCTGAACTTGTTCGTTATTAAGGATACTCCTTCTTTCGGCAAGAGAACTCTGCTTTGGCACAACTTTACCTCTCAGGTAAAACAGGATTCTTTCAGATTCCTCGGTGTAACTGGTTTGGTACTTGACATCAAGAAGACACTCCGTCCTATCTTGGAGTCTTATATCGAAGAGCCTAACTACTGGGGTACTTGGAAGAATATGTACCTGCAGATTAAGCCTCTCATCGATGAGTGGGTAACTAATGAAGCAATGACCGACCCGAAGTGGGAAGGTGACCAAGATGCTACATCTTGGAATGACCTTATTATCAACACCGAAGCTGAGGCTCGTTCAGGACACTACAAAGCTAGGTTCAGATTTAAGGACATCGTTGCATTGCAGGATATCACTCTCGATGTAGTAATTGAGAAAGCTACTAAGTCTGTATCTATCGATATTATTGATGCAGCTTAATTAAACGTTAAACACTAAAACCTATTATAATGGGAGCAAAGATTAAAAATCCACGTAAGAAGTTCCTCTTCTCTATCCAGTTCCCTAAACACCCTATCAATCCTTATCTGGCTCAGAAGGTATCTCTTCCTGATGTATCTATTGACCAGGTAGAACATGGAGATATTAACAGGGATGTTAAAACTGCTGGTAGAGTTAAGGTCGGTAATATGACCGTAGAGAAACTCAAAATAACATCTGGTTCTGATACCTGGGTTTGGGATTGGCTCATGGCTTGCCAGGATATGCTGCTTGGCGGTGGCTTGGTACCAAGAGACTATTTCGAAACAATGGTAGTCAACGAACTTGCAGAAGATGGAGTAACTATCCTGAATACTCATATGCTCGATGAAGTTTGGCCATGTAAGATTGATGGTCTAGAATTTGACCGAACTGCTTCGGAAAATACCATCGAGCACATCGAATTCTCGGTAGGTACTGTAGACCAGTACTAAAATAACGAGGGCTTAGTTCTAAGGATATACTCTTAGGATTAAGCCCTTATTTGTTTAATAACTAAATCAACAAGAAAACAACATGGAACAGAAAGAAGAATTAAGAATGAGAACTCACCAGTTCATAGCTCCTTCCGGGTTCAGTTATACTATCCGTGAAGAGAATGGTGAAGATGAAGAGATTATCTCCAATCAGGCAGATGCCATGAACGGTAACATGAATCTTACTAAGTTCATTGCTGCTATCGTGGTAGACACCGACTTTACCACTCATGGTAAACTTACAGTACAGGATGTTTTGGACCTTCCATTCTTGGACCGATATACTATCCTTATCCAGAACCGTATTTTCAGCCTTGGTCATATGCTGGATTTCCAGTATCAGTGGCCTGAAGAGGATACTCCGGTTACCTATGAACAGGATCTTCACGAGTTGCTCTTTGATGACTACTCAAGTCCTATCTCAGAGGAAGAAAAGGAAGCTAAGCCTTTCGCTATTCCTGTATACCCTGACCAGGAGCTTGCAAAAGAGCTTCATTATCGTGGCTATGAATTAACTCTTACCAGTGGTAAACAGGTTAAACTAGACTGGGCCGATGGCAATGCAGAATACCAGATTTCTAAATTGCCAGCTAACAAGCAGACCCGTAACTCTTCTCTCATTGCTCGTAACCTTCAACTGAAGGTAGGTGAGAACTGGGAAAAAGTACAGAGATTCCACCTCTTTTCAGTAAGGGATATGGCCGAGATTCAGAAGGCTGCAAATAAGATGGATCCAACTATTAACTTGATGGTAGAGATTGAGAACCCTAATACTGGAGAGAAGCAAATGTATCCTATCTTCGCAGCACCTCGTTTTTTCTTCCTGACGGAAGCGTAAGTATAAATGATAAAACCAATAAAGAAGAGATTATATCTCTAGAGGACCAATTCGTTTATATAACAAGAGCAGAAATAGCACTGGGTGACTATTTCTGCTTCTTACGTCTTCCGATAAGGGTTCGGCAAAGATTCCAAATGATTGCTGATGCTTATTACGAACATCTAAAAGAAAAAAAATAAATCATGGCAGGTTTTAACAGTAGTGGTGGCTTAGTGAATGTAGGCATATCAATGACCCTACATGATCATTTTACTGGCCCAGCTGGAAATATATTATCCTCTTGGAACAGTATGATGAATAACATAAATACGTTCCAGAGAGGATTGAGGAGCGCTTATGAGGATTCTATCAATCAGACTTGGGGCTTGCTTCGTGAGATGGGTAATCTTGCAGCCTACTCTACTGAGATTGAGAAAAATACCTTCATGACATCAAAGATTATTGATGGTACTCTTGGACATCAGAAGAGTATGTTGAAGCTTGCCAAGGAAGTCAACCTTAGGAACCCTCTTAGATTAGCTGATATTACTTCTGGTCAAAAGTTCATGGCTATGGCAGGTATGGCCGCTCAACAGATTGAGAAGGCTACAGAACCCGCTGCTCAGCTGGCTGCAGTATTTAATATGGATATGGGCGGCAAGGGAGGTACTGCTGACCTTTTGACCAATATCATGGCTACTTTCCATAAGGAGGCAGGACAGGCTGCTGAAGTGGCTAATACCCTTTCAGTAGCTACTACCTCTGCTAACATGAGTATGTATGACTTGGCTCAGTCAATTAAGTACTCTGGTGCTACTGCAAAAAATGTTGGTATGGATATCAATGAACTTGCAGCTTTTATCGGAGTATTGGGTGACCGAGGTATTCAGGGTTCAATGGCTGGTACTAACTTATCTCAAGCCATTAACCAGTTGGTTAAGGGTATGAGTAAGAGCCCAAATATACTTAAGAGTATTGGACTTAGTCCTGCAGACCTGAAGGATTCTGCTGGAAACCTTTTACCTATGTATGAGATATTCCGGAAAATTGCAGCAGCTACAAAGAACCTTAACACTGCCGATATGCAAACCACTATGTTCAACTTATTTGGACAACGAGGTATGCGTGCTGCAGTTCCTATTATAGACGATATCAATTCTGGAGCTAATAAGTACCTTACTATCATTAAGAATATCAATTCTCAACCTAACTGGTTGGAGAAGACCACTGGTGAGTTCATGAAAGGTCCAGGTTGGATTGATCAGCTTACTTCTGTATTCGATAACTTAATGGAAACCTTGGGTTCTACCTTTAAGGAAGTACTTCGGCCTTTAGCTCAGTTAGTACTTATACCTCTGATTAAAGGTATAACTTGGATAGCTAGTTCTGGTATGGGAAAATGGTTAGCAAGTGCTGTAATGATTTTCACTACCTTTAAGTTAATCAGAGTTTTCCTTGGATATTCTGCAACATTTATTCGTGGCATGACTACAGGCTTGATTACCGGAGCTTCTAGTTCTCGTAGTCTAGCAATGAGATTAGGAACAAGCAAAAATAATGCTGCTTCTCTAGCAGTATACTTGGAAAGGTGTGCTATGACCATGAATCGTATGGCTTATATGCAAATGGTTCAGGCAGGTATAATATCTCCAAGAGCTTATATGCCTATCGGAGGTGGTTATGCTTATAGAGTAGATTCTAAGGGACATGGTTATTATGTAAATCAGGCAACTCGTCAAAGGGTACCTAGTGGACAAGCTTTAGGTTTAGGTCCAACTCCTCTTGTTGTAGGAGGAGGTTGGACCAGAGGTGGCTATGCTCCTCCTACAACAAGGTTCGGTAAAATCAGAGATACTATGGCTTCACCCATGTTCCAGGGATTGCGTAGTCGATTTAATGCTACTGGAACTAGTGCTGTTGCTAGAACAGTTACTAGAGGTATCTTTGGTGTAACTAGAGGTATTGGTGCTGTAGGTAATATACTGGGTAAAACTCTCGGAATCCTGGGAGGTCCTTGGGGTATGGGTCTTTATCTTGCACTTAGTTTCGTACCAAGGATATTTTCATGGTTATCAGACGACGAAAAGAAAGAACCGAGTCCTGAAGAACTGCAGGCACAAGAGGAAGCTCGAGTTGCGTCTATTAAAGAGGCTTTGAGAGAAGGTAAAACTGTAAGTATCAAAATCAATCTAAATGGTCAGAATATTGGAACCTACGGGGATGGAGGTACTGCTAATGTTAATATGCCTGGTGGATACGGCGGATTCGATGATTTTGGTATGGAAAATTATGGTATGAAATTTAATTAATAGAAACTACTATGGCACGACCTAAGGATTTATATACAAGAGATCGATATAAATATGGTTCTCAAAAAGGTAACAAAAACCCTGTCACTAAATATGTTAGAGAACCAATAGGTAGATATGTTATGCAACCTATCAATGACTTTACTAGCATTGATGAGGTTACTGATATTACTACTAGTGAACTCAACAAACTGTGGAGGGCTAAGATTCTTCTTGATAGGGTAACTCGTCCTGCAAAGACTGGTGGTAAAGCCAGTGTAACTACTGAAGCTAAGCTTCATAAGAGTAACATTAGGCCTGACCGAGGCGAGAACCCGAAGACGAGTATAACTGAGTCTTCAATGAGGGTAGATGTTAACCAGAAAGCCAGGGAAGCTGAGGTATTTAAGAAAGACAATGAACGTAGTAAAAGTATAGTATTTGTAGAAGATAAAACTCCTTTAAGTGAAAGGGAAGTTAAGTATAATACCAGATCAAAGGAAGCTCTGAATAAGAAGAAGATTCAGATATTTAATATATCTTCTAACCCGATCACTTATATCGAGCTTCAGACTTATCCAGAAAAGGTAAGCTTTCAGGGAGAATCATCTTGGGCAGTGATTAACTCTATGGGACGTAACACTCCTATGTATCACTTTACTGGAGCTGAAACTATTATTCAAATGAATATCAGTTGGTTCTGTGATGACCCTGCTAATCCCGCTGATGTAATTGCAAAATGTAAGCTTCTAGAGGCTTGGTCAAAAGGAAATGGATATATTTCTGCTCCACCTATCTTAAAATTAAACTGGTGTGATTCAGAATTATTTAATGGCGAGCTTTTTATCTTAACTGCTGCAACTTATGAATTAAGTAATTGGCGAGGGAGTGTAAAACAGTATGATAAAAAGACCAAAAAATTGGTTTTACCAGAAGGATACGTAGATACTAATCTCCTTCCTGCTATGGCAACTCAAGAGTTGATATTCCGTAGGGTAAGTGCTCATAACCTTACTCATAACGATATTATCTCTCCAGAGTTGATACAGAAAACTAAAGGAATAAAAAAGAATTAATATGGCAACAACAACTCCGTATAACGTAGAAGATACTTTCATCCTCAAATATCCTGATGGAGAGTACTCCTTGGAAAGGATAGATAAAACCAATATATTGAAAGCTTCAGATGTTACTCATGCAGTGATAGAAGGTGAGACATTGCAATCTATTGCTCATAAGTATTATGGAGATTCTGGTAGATGGGGAGATATTGCAAGTATCAATGAGATAATCGACCCTTTTGATATTACTTCAGGAATGAACCTTATAATCCCGTTGTAATATGGCAAATGTAAAAGAAAAACCTGAGAAGAAGAAAGAGGTAAATGCTACTCCGTTAAAGAAAGCAGATGCCTCCAATCTTCATCATGGAACTGCTACTCCCTACATAGCATTGTTCAACTATTTCCTGGAGCCTATTATGAACCCCTTGACTGGTATTCCTTTGGGAGCTTATATGTCAAGGTTTGCTTATAATTTTGACCAGGAATCAGAAAATGTATGTGAAGTTACTTTCGATACTGGAGACCCTGCTACTGCTGACATAGCTGAGTTAAAAGATGGATATGAGTTAGGCATTCAGTTTGGGTACATTTATGATGATGGAACCTATAAGTCAAGTAAATTGCATTATCTCAAGGTAAAAGAGGTAGACTGTGTATTTGATGACCAGGGAACTCACATAACTATCCGTATGAAAGACTCTGTAAATGACCTTAGAGGCTCAGAACCTTATAAACCTGCTGGAGAGGGTTATACCTTCAAGAAATTTTTGGATGAGGGTATGGGTCTTATGAGAGGTTTAATCATTGAGAAATTTGAACCCGTTGGAGAAGATTAACTATGAAAACAAATCCTATTCCAAATCCTATTTTAATAAGCAATCAATACATCTTCGAATCTGTTCAGCCAGAAACTTCAGATGAACCGGTTGGTAAGAGTACTATACTCTATGCTAACCGGTTTGCCGGCGTTCAGGAGACTGATATCCAGGATGAAGCTTTGTTAGATATTCTGAACAGTACCATAGGTACTTCTGGTAATAATGTGCTTGTACAGCTTAAGCAGAAGATGAAAGCATATCCTGGTGGACCTTGGTATATAGATTCTAATGATGGTGTAGTCCACATTCATAACAGGAAGTTTACTGAGAAGACATCTCATGTGTATACATACATGGCAGAACCTGGAGAGGTACTTTCTGCTTCATTCAGGATAGTAGAGGTATATAAACAGAATACTGGAGGATTAGCAGCTTATGTAAATGCCCTTAATAAGACCGTATCAGCTTTGCTTAATCCTTTAGTAGAGAATCCTCCGGAAAGACCTTATGCGGTAAGTCCAGAGGAATTACGTGCTGAAAGGTACCGGATGGCTAGATCTCAGCAGATATTACCACCAGATAAAACTAGAGTAGATGATAGTTATATCGGGTTTTCACGGATGATAGGCGAGATGGGTAATTATTTTAAGCGTACTTTTAAGAAAAGGCGAGATGAAGATGCTGCTAGACACAAAGAGTGGAGTTCTAAAACCCCTCAGCAAAGACAAGCAGTAAGGAATCAATACCGTGATCAGGCTTGGAGCAAAGCTGTAGATGCCGGTTTAGAGGAAAGAGTAAGATCTGCTCCAGAATATCAGGAGCTAATCCTGAGATGGGATTACTACCGGAGGATGTGCGAATACTATGGTAGTAAGTCTCAAGAAGCTAAGAAAGCTTACAAGGAATACATAGATGCTGGAGCTAATAGAGCTTACATAGAGGATATAAATACTAAACCGTATTGGGATTGGCATGAATATACCATTACAGTAACTAATAAATTTCATTCAAATAATAATACCGAAGATATTTATCGAACTACTGAGCAAAGTCGTAAGATAGCTATACAAAAAGCTATAAATGCCTGGAAACTAAATCCTAAAAGAAGGTGGTTTGGAGAAGTACAGATTGTTCAACAAGGACCTTGGACTACTGTAAGTAAATCTATTAGTACGCATTATTTTCTTACTGAGAAGTGTAAAATCCGTATCAAAGTATATTATTTGGCTTCTCAACCATGTAAATTCCCATTGACTCGACTACTTGGAGAATATACTCGTTCAGGAGGAACAATAACCGGAGACCCATTAGCCGCAATGAGGAATGCTGCTGCTAATATAGGTAGAGCAAAGAAGGAAAAACAGCTTCAAGCAAGTATTAGAGTAGTTGGTAATCCTAAATTAGAATCTACTCAACAGTTTATTATACAAAACGTTGGTAAAAAGTACTCTGGAGTATGGTATATTAAATCAGTATCTCATACTTTTGAACATGGTCAGGGTTATATCTGTGACTTAACCTTATCTAAGCAGCAGGGTAAATCCAAAGTATCTGGAGAATCTAGCACTGTAAACACTCGTAATTATACTTCTGGTTCTGGTAAAGGTAGTACTTCTAAAGGTGGTAGGCCTTTAGCAAACAGAGTAAGTACTGATAAATATACCTATCAGGATGCTATGAATACACAATGGACTGCTGAAGAGGATTTGTATGTTAGAAATGCAGTATTTTCTCAACCGAATGAAAAAGCAGCTCGTGAAGCTTTGGTGAAGCAGTCCTTTAACATTGCTGATAAAAATTATTATGATCATGAGAACAACTCAAACAGTTCTTATGTAACTATGGGCAATAGTACAATATCAGGAATATATAGACACCAATACTCCAAAGGTAAAAAACGTCCGAAAGGAATTAAGTTACCAGAGCAAGCCCTTAGAGTACTGAGAGAATATAAAAAACGTAAAGGCAACAAATAACTATGGCAGGATTAATTCAACATATTGTAGAAGAGGGTTTGGATTCTACAGGTCGTTACTATTCAATCTATAGAGGTGTAGTACTGGATACCGATGACCCAATGCAGATGAATCGGTTGAAGGTATATGTTCCAAGCCTTGACATAATAGAATGGGCATTACCAAGAAATCAACATGGTTCTACTAACTCTGGATTTAGATTGTGTCCACAACCAGTATTCAATGACTTTGTATATATTACCTTTGTAAACGGCAATCCTGGAGAACCATTATGGGAATACCATAGTTGGGGAGCTGAACAGATGCCAGACGAATTCTTGGATGAGAATGTATGTGGTATTATAACTCCTGGTGGCACTAAAGTACTTATAGATGATGCTAATGGTCTAATAAGTATTTCTACTAAGAAGGACATTGTCATAAAAGTAGAATCAGGAGACGGTAATGGCATTATATTAAATGCTGATAAAATAAGGCTAATGGCTAATGATACTGTGATTGTGAACGAAGGTGAGAACGGAGTTCCAAACATAGTAGAGTTAACTCAGAAGCTTAATCAGACCATTCAAGAGCTTGAGCAATTAAGAAACCTGTATAACTCTCATACTCACTCAGGGGTAACTACTGGACCTGGTGCATCTGGCCCAACAGTATCTCTGGCAACGAAACCATTTTCACAATTTAATAAAGAAGATTACGAAGATAAAACCTTTTTACACTAATGGAAGAGTACAATGCAAACATTGCTGCCATCGGGATTGGTGCTATCTTCCCGATAGAGCTAAAAGAAAACGACCAAGGTCAGACTGGTTGGTATCCTGTTTATGGAGACTCAAAGCTGATTGAGGAAAACATAAAAGCTTTGCTTTTGTATGAAATAGGACAGAGGTTAAGGCAAGAGGATTTCGGTACAAGGCTAATCGAAGTATTGGAGGAACCAAATACTTCGGCTTTGTCGTTTTTAATCAGAGAGTATCTTATGCAAGCTCTGAACAAATACGAAAGTCGAGTACAGGTAACTAAAATATCCTCTATCCGGTTAAATCAAAAACTACATATCCTGTTGGAGTTCCGAATTGTAGAGCTCAACTTAGATTCATTCATAGAAGCCCAATATAACTTATAAAATTTAAATATATGGCAAATAAATGGACAAACCCAAAAAGAAGAAGCTTCCAGGAAATCCGTCAGGACTTGGTAGCAAAGCTTACTTCTATAACTGACTCTAATGGAAATCAGTTAATCACAGACGTATCAGAAGGTAACATACTCATCATTATACTGTCTTTATTTGCAGGCATTGCTGAGATGTTACATTTCTACATTGATAACATGGCCAGAGAAAGTTTCCTTAGTACCGCTCGTAGATATGACTCGGTAGCTGCAATAGGAGACTTGGTAGACTATAAGCCAAGAGCAGCTAATGCTGCAACTGTAGATGTAGTACTTACTCGTCAGTTGGATGGAACCAAGACTCAGGTCAACAAGGTAATTACTCATGGAACTATCTTTAAGGATTCTGCTGGTAATACCTGGATGGTAACTGAAGATGTTGTATGGGGAGCTAACCTTACTAAGGTAACTGTACCTTGTATTCAACACAAGCTATGTACTACTGATGCGGTAAACGGAACTACTACCAGTAAGGACGGAAATGTAATATATCTTTCTGGTTCTAATGACGGAGAACAGATAGAGCAAGGAACCTTATCTCTGGTTCTTGGCGATGAAGCTTGGACTGAGGTTGATACCTTTGCTTATTCTAAGCCTACTGATAAGCACTACCGTTTAATCTACGATAACGGCTATTACATTCAGTTTGGAGATGGCAAATTCGGTAAAATAATGCCTAAGAATCAAACTATATCTCTCACCTATTACCTTACCAAAGGCTCAAAGGGAAATGTAGATGCTAATGCTCTTACTTTGGTACCAGATTATATTGCTACTATGGGTAAAGATGTTAAGGCTTCTAATCCCTATGCAACAGCAGACGGTATGGATGTAGAGGGTATGGAACTCCTTCGTACTCATATAAGCATTCATACTCGTACTATGGGAGTAGCTATCACTAAGCAGGACTTTGTAGACTTAGCTAAGTCAGTTCCTGGAGTTAAGGATGCTGCAGTAGAATATATCTGTGGTCGTAAATTGGACTTATATATTAGTCCTGGTAATTCAGATTCTAATGGCAACACAGGCATTGCTTCTAGTGCACTTTGCAATAAAGTATTGAATTATCTTAAGGATCATTCTCCACTTACTACTTGGATAAATGTATATGCTGCTGGCATTGCAAAAATCAATCTGGAATTAGAAGTAACTGGCAAACCTTCATTTTCATCAAATGAGATTAGGTCTAGTATTCTGCAAGCCTTGTATGAGGCATACTCTTATGCTAAAGCTCAGATAGGTGGTAAAGTAAGAATCTCTGACATCTATGCTATGGTGGATAATCTTCCTGAGGTAGACTATCTGTACATTAAGAAGTTTTTCATAAGCCCTTGGCCTACTATCATATACGGAGATACTCAACTCCAGCTTGCTTTTGGAACCAACGGTATAGAGAAAGCTTCTGGCCGTATGGAGTACTTAATAGTATTCTCAAACAATGGCATCTGGAATATATATTCCAAGACCGGAGGATACGTACAGAAGGATATCAATGCTGACTCTACTAGAGTAGAGGATTACGGTAATGGTATGATATTCAATATCACATTGAAAAACCGTAATCGTATCAGTGAAGGTTCTAAATACTCTATAATTATTTCTGAGCCTAATATGGATTACGAAGAACCAGGATTCAATCAGGTGGTATTCGATGACCCAAACTTACTCAAACTTAAAATCAGAGAGACGGTATGATAGACATCAAACATCTCATAGACTATTTGCCATTCTATTATAAGAGTAAAGATACTTATAAAGATGACAATGGGCAGGGCATTTTAGAGAAGCTTCTAGAAATCTGTGGAACTTATTTCCAAGATAATATAAAAGCAGAAATTGACAGTTCTCTAGAGATTTTGGATATAGGTAGTACTCAGAAGTACTACCTTAACCTTCTTTGGGAAATGTTAGGCCAAATGCCATTTGCCCGTATATCAACAGACCATAGACCATTGAGTTTATCAGAGGAACAGCAAAGGAATCTTATAAAATACACTAATACCTTGCTCAAGATACGAGGAACTGAAAAGTTCTTCCAGGTAATGTTTGGTGTATTCAGTAATGAGTCTAATAAATTGGCCATTACTATAACTTCTGATGACCCAGGATGGGAGAAGGATGAAAAGGAACTCACGGTAATAAACTACTCATACTTTAACACAGACTCTTTCGATGATGACAATATCCGTATGGATGAATATTACCGAATGAAGCAGTGTATAAACGTAACCTTCAACATTACCGGTAAAATAGGAGATCAAGATTATCAAGCATTGATAGCTTTCATTAAAAGGTTTGTACCTTACTTTGTACATCCTATTATCTATATCAATGGGAAGTCAATGGAGGAAACCTATACTATGAAACTGTTTAAGTACGATAAGTTTAACTTCAAATGGGAAGAGGCTGGAGATTCTACTAAGGTACAAGGAGTTATAGACCTACTGTTCAAGGTGGTAATCTACGATAGTTTTGGCAATGAGGTCTCTAAGGACTTTGAATCTTGGCTAGAAGGTGGTACTAAGACTCATCGAACATCTCCATATACCTTCACAGTTAGTGGTATGATAAACGATGAGGATCTATATCACTTTAAGCTTGGTAACGAAGAAATCACCCATATAATAAGTAAAGAGGCTGTAGCAGTACCTACTTATACTATATCAACTCCGGAAATCATTTCGGAAAACAAGAAGATTGATGGAGAACATCCATCAGTAACGGTTAGAGTAAAAGCTACCAAGATTTTTCACGGTATAGCAGTGCCGGTAAACGTTATCAATAAAACTACTAACCAGATAGAGTTGGTAGGTGATGATGGATATGCTACGTTTGTTATTACCAAAGGAGGTACTTATAAGTTCTCACCAAGTCCTTCATATACTATAGAATCTTCCATTGTCATCAAAGAGGATGCTATAATAGAGGATGCTTACAATGTATTTGTACGTAGACTTGCTCCTATTGTTGAGCATAGTTGGTCAAAGGCTTCTACTGCTACTATAACTGGAGCTAATGGTAGGAGTGCTATATTCCAGGTTAAGTTAGTATTTAACCATGTTCCTTCTGGGCTTATTTATGACGGAGCTCCTCTAACTGCTGATATTCTCTCTACTTTGACCGAAGCTCAAGCAAAAGCTGAAATGTCAGAAGTGGATTTTGCAAAGGTACAGCCTATAATTCAAAATGCCGTAGCAGTACCTGCTGATATACCATCTACAAGCATTCAATCTGGAAGTATTTGGATAGTACCTAATAATGGAGCTTATCTTATTAGACCTAAGTACGGTTCTCAGGATGATTCTCTCTGGGCAGTAGTAACCAGGTTATCAGTATCTTTAACTTGGGATGTAAACTTGTTGGAGGGTTCTACTCAAAAACCATCTATTGAACTCAATATTACTAACGAGGTTTCTTCAGTAGAGGCTACTGTACAAATAACTCAGACCAGTACTCCATTACTTGGTAATAAGGATTCCGACAACTCCCTTAAGAGCCTTACTATTATTACTGCAGATGGTACTAACTTAAACCTTAAGTACGAAGATACTATGGTAGGTGGTTCTGATTTCTCAGTAGAATGGCTTGATAAATCTGGAACTGATGGAGTATACAAGGTAAAGGTTACTTCTAAGATTCAAGGAACCTTCTCATTCAGGATGTCTTCTGGAAGCAGTACAATAGCAACTCTAACGGTTAATGATGCCAGAATACCAATCCATACCAAAGATGAGGTTACTGGTATACTTATCCTTCCTGTAAATAATAATGGCTGGTTACCAACTACTTCAGAAGACCTCATAGGATTAAATAGAATTTATCAGCTGTCTAAAGATGATACAGAAGCTAAATTCCGTATTGTTCCTGCCTATAGAAACACAGATGGTACTATCCACATTTATGACGATGATGCTGATGAATTCGGAGAATTTATAATGCCTGATGGAAGTAATGAGGTATTAGGTACTACCATTACTCTAAAAGAAGTCGGTACGTATACCTTTAAGTACAAACTAGAGTCTGCAGACGAAGACGAAGGAATACCTGCAAAGTATTCTGAAGTAACTCTAGAAATTAAGGATTGGCAGTCTACGGTTAATTTGGAAGTAACTCCTTCTACAGGAGCTCTGAAAAATGGACAAGCTATTGCTATCTTGAGGGTGTCCAGCAACAAGCCTACTGATACTTTATTGATTAAGGAATTGGTCACTGGGGATATATATAAGGACGGAGATACATTCACTGCTTATAGTGTAACTCCTGATGATAAACCCTATACATTCGTACCAGTAGTCAACGGTAATGTAGTTGAGACTAATCCTGATGGAACTCCTACAAAGAAGACCTTCAAAGTAATTGACCCTTCTGCTATCACCGTAGAGCCTATCAAGTTAGAATGGGATGCCGAAGACCTTACACCAAAAACTCTAACCATTATTCCTGGAGATGAATCTACGGAATGGGTTATAGTAGTAACGAATTAAATATAAATCATAAATAATATGGAAAATATAATTTCATGGCTTAAAGAAAGTCACCGTTTGCAACATGTAGTAGGTGGCTTAGCTATTGGCTTACTTTCCGATAGCAATTACTGTGCTACCCTTTCTGGATTAGGGGTGGCTTCCTCTCTAGAACTTAAAGACAAGTTGTGGGGAGGTAAATGGGACTGGGTTGACTGGGCGCTTACCATTGGTGGCGTAATTGTAGGACGTTTAATTAGAATATTGGTATGACTGACGTTTCTCAAGTAACCGAGGTAGCTAAAGGCATCAGTGATTATGGTGCCCTTACTATAATGGCTGCCTTCTATCTTATACTATCTGCCGCCCTGATGATGACTATTTTCAAATGGTTTAAGAATATTATCAACCAGATTATGTCTGACAACAAAACAAATCTGGAAGGTGTACTGTCAGAAACCAGGAAGCAAAACGAGTTGCTCAATGACCTTGTAGAAGGCTTAAGACCAGAAACTCAACTACGTATTATGAATCTAATTGGATTTGCCTTTGACCTATCAGTAGAACAAGTATGCAGGCTCATCAAAAGAATCAGGGAAGAGAACCATATAGAAAATAAAGAAGTTACGTTAGAGAAGATACACAAGGCTTTAACGGTGATGTATGAAGACCGTTGCAGGAAGTTCGATACATTTACCTTCCGTGGAGTCCGGTTATCTAAATACTGTAATAATGAATGGATAGACCAGGTAGCTAAGGTAGTTGAGAATGAGATATATAATGTGGATGGGCCTAATAATAAACGGGCCTTTACCAACGTAAAGTTGGCCTATGATAATATCAAAACCGATTTCTATCAACGACTTAATAATAAGTAATTATGGCACAAGAAGTATTTTTTAATTATGGCGATAAAATCAGTTCTCGGAGAATTGCTGAAGCTATAGGTATCCCAAGCGGGATAGGTCCTATATGTGGATTCGGTAGTGCTAAGGTACAGAATGATACTCTTTTAGTATACCCTTATGCTTTGGGAGATTCTAACTCGGCATCAGAAATAGAGGAAGACCGAGACCCTCTTCGTTTCATTACTCGAGGAAGAGTAAACAGTAGATACATTCCTGGAGATGATGTAACTCAGCCTATGTATGCTCTCATTGCAAGAGATGGAACACTTTGGAGAAGTACTACTGAAAACAACAACTGCATTAGTGTACCAATCTCAGGAACTAATTCTCCAGAGGTATTACTATTTGCAGTACATAGCCCTATAACTGAGGCAGTAGATAATCCTGTAACTTTCAAGGCTTTCTACAATAACTCAGGAGTGGACTTCTACAAAATATATAAGGAAGCTTCCAATATCTACTGGCCTAAGACTGATGAAGACCTTATCGGTAACATCACTTCCGTAGACGAGGATGACCCATTCCTTACTTCTAATAGTACATTCAACTTCCTAGAAAACAAAGCAAAGAGTGCTATACCTGAGTTTAATGCTAATCTGAATGCCTGGGTACTTATCGGTATATATGGGGAAGGTTACAATGAGCAAACTCAGAAGATGGAGAAGTTCTCCATCGTTCCTTACCAGGGCCAAGGAATTGCAGAACTACCTTACTCTTACAGTATTCACAACTTCTTGGTAAAAGCAATCAACCGAATAGAGACTTTCCTTTTCAAGGGTCTTCCTCTCAAGGCTGATAACACCAGATTTAAATCTCTGTATGAGTATATGGAGTATCAAGCATCAAGATATACTACTGACGTGTCCAAAGAACTGGCAGAGCTTAAGACTTTGGTAGAGCAGAACATACTACAACCAGGTAGTATCATTCTTTGGGATGGAGACCAGGTTCCAGATGGCTGGGAAGATTACTCAGTTGCTGCAGGTAGAGTGGTAATAGGTTATGCAGGTATTGGTGGTATAAATACATCTCAGGGTACGATGCTCACTCGTCCTGGAGATGTATACAATCCAAAAGCTGATAACGGTCAGTATACCTTTACAATTAAGGGAACTGATTTGCCTAAGCATTTTCATGCTATGGGCTTTATCGACAGAGAGGTTACTGATAACGGTAAAAGTGGTGATAATGCTTATCTTACTAACTATGCTTCTAGAAATACTGGAATCAACGGTCAGTGGGAGAGTAAACACAATGGTGGTACTATATACACTAATGGTGCTCTTAGGACTAGCTTTAATCTGAACTCTATATCAGATTCAGGAGCTATAACTGAAACTCCAAAAGAGACTTTGGAAATAGATAAATTGATACCTGCTATCACTTTGCGTTATATCCGCAAAAGCAATTCATACAAAACAATCACACAACAGGCCACCGAATAATTTCTTGTTCTTTTTGCCATACGTTTCTAAGTTGATTGGTTGGAGAGCTCATTGCTGAGCTCTCCTTTTTTGTGTTTAATCTAACTTAATTTCTTTTCCGGCTCTTTCTATCCAATACCTTATATCTTCTCTTAATTCTCCAATCCATTTAACTGCTCTGCGAGTCTTTGGGAGATCAAAGAACTCTGCAATTACTATATTGGTAACTCTTGGACCTAACATTCTTTCCTCTACATAAGGAGGAGGATTAGTAACAACTTGCCAAACCATATAAGCATCGTCCGATAAATGCTCTTTCATATACTTATGTACTTTATCCAGGAGTTCTTCACGGTATACTACTTCATCAGAGTCATCTATATATTCTTTGCTATCATCAAATAATTCATCCAATGAAGCTAAGCTCTGGTTGAATTCTGCCCTCTCATTGTAAGCATATTTAAGTAGGTGAACTTTGTAAGTAGAAAGAGAACGGAGGATATATGCCTTGAGTTGTTCTTCCTCTACTTTACCGTAGTACTTGTTGAAGACGAAAAGCATCTTGTCTACAAATTGAGATTGAATGATGTCTGGAGTCACATTATATCTCCTTGCATCAATTTGTCTAACCAGGTTTTTGATAACCGGTCTGCAAAGTTTGTAGAGCCTATTAAATAGGTCTTGGTCATAGCCCTCTTGCATAGGTTTGAGTCTATGCAACTCTGAGCCGTCGTTTCCATTTGTTTTATTCATTGCCTTGACTAAGTTAAATTTATTTGATATATGCAAAATTACATAATTTATTTTATATATAATAAGAAATTTATTAAAATTTCACCTAAGAGCTGAGGATTTGTATACTGGAGTAGTGAGTGGCTACCTGCCTGTAGCAAACCGAGACTAAGTAGTTCTATATTATATAAAAATAATAAAACTCTCGTAGAAATGGCCAGAAAGAACAAATTTAAGTTTGAGTTCAATACTGACTTTCAATTGGAGATACTTCGTTTCATTGTTCAAGATAAAGAAGGAGGTTTGGTGCTTAAGAAGATTAAGCCCAGCTATCTAACTTTGATTGAGCATTCGATTATTGCTGAAGGCATAACAAAGTTCTTCAAGAAAGAAGGTAGAATTCCCTCCAGAAATATATTAAAGGAGGTACTGAAAGATTTACTAGAGAGTAAGGAATATGTCGATTTGGTAACTAAGGACGATGTCCCTAATATAATAAAAATTATCGACAATCTTTACACTCTTCCACTGAATGACAGGGATTATATCCAGGAAAAAGTTTATCAGTTCGTAACATATATAGGTGTTAAGAATCTGAATGAATCTTTAGACCTGAATGACTTCAACCAGTATGAGGAATATTCTAAGAAGCTGGAGAAGATATTGCAGCAGTCAAAGCCTAAGAAGGAAGATGAACCATTATATCTTACCAGAGACTTGGTAGATAGACAGTTCAAACGTCAGGCAGACCCAGCAATTATCCCTTGTCCTTTTAGACAAATAAATAAATTAACTAATGCAGGAGGATTCCCTGCTCACTCAATAGGAGTCCTACTGGATAAACCTAAAGCAAGGAAAACCTTTTTCTTGGTGAATTTAGCTTTGGGTTATCTTCGTATGAAGAAGTCAGTTCTCTATATTGATACCGAGAATGGCAAGGACCAAATCATGGACCGTGTTATCCAGGCATCTATTAGTAAAACTAAAAAAGAAGTTTACTCTGGAGAATATGATGACCTTGAGTCCCGTCATATAAGAAAACTTATACGGTTTGGGGTAGAAATGGTAGTTGAGAGAGTTCCTGCAATGGTAACCGACTGCAATTATATATCCGAACTTATACATAAGCTAGCAAATAAAGGAATTTATATCAAGGTAGTTATTATAGACTACGGAGCAAAGCTTGCATCTATCAATAGGGACAAGGAAGATACCGAAAGAATTTCTAATGTGTATATTGATATACAGAATATGGCTGAAGCTGAGAACCTTGATATGGTATGGACAGCTAATCATATTACTCGTGAAGGTAGTAAACATAGAGCTACTCGTTACGATGAGAATGATATTGCTAAGTGTGTTGATATTGTACGTCACGTACATGTGATATACGGTCTTAATGCTACTGAACAAGAGGATAAGGATGGTATACAGAGATTGGAATTGGTAGTTCAACGAGACGGTAAACCATCAGGGCGAGCTATGTTTCACGTAGATATTGAGAAGCAAAAGGCTAAAGAATTTACCATAGAACAGCGTAAGAAGTACGATGAATTATATGGTGATAAATTAGACAAAGCTATAACTAAGAGTTCTGGAAAGAAAACTAATCCAGATGCAGATTCAGATAAACGATCACATATAACAGGAGATATTTAACATATAACATGAGATATTTAATATGGAAGAAAAAGTAACATTAGTAGTGAAGGGGATTTTTACTCCAGAAGCTTATAAAGAAGCTTTAGACAAGGTAACTATTCCTCTCGATGACCATCAGAAGAAAGCGGTTAAACAACTTTCTATGGCAATTGGTATAAGTGCAAGTGATATAGTGAAAGCTATACAGTACTTTGTATATGACCGTGGGTTAAGAATCACAAATCCTCAAATTCATGATAAGGCATTATAAGAAGTTCAAGGTTAAAAAGAAACCCGAAGCAGTAAGGTACTTTCCTGATGGTAATCATAATCATGAAAACCAAGAGTGGGGAGTAGAGATAGTTGTTTGTAGGGTATCTGAAAATCTTGCCGAGAGTTTAGGTATCTTAACTCTTACAGACTTAATAAGATTCCGTAGAGTAATTAACCGTGGCATTCGGATTTTACAAAAACATGGAAGTAAGTATGGGAGAGATATGCCTATCGTTCAGAGGTATTAAATGGTACAAGCTATGATGGTGAATAACGAGTTTAAGAGTAAGCTTAAAACATATTTCATCAAAAGGTTAGGAGCTTACGAATATAGAAACGGTTGGATGAAACTCCCTGTATGCCCATATTGTGGCAGAGAGAATAAGATGGGTATTAATTTATCCACTTATAGGTCCAATTGTTTCAGGTGTGGAGAACATCCAAGACCTGCTCAAATGGTAATGGATATAGAGAACTTTGATGAATGGTCAGAACTATTGAGGTTCTTAAACTCTGCAGACTTTGATACTTATACTTTCCATGAGGAAAAGGTAGAATTAGCTGAAAAGAAACCAGTATATCTCCCTGAAGGATTTCAGAACATTAAATATGGGGATTCTCAGTTGGCTAATACAGTGAGAGGATATATTAAGAAGAGAGGTTTTGATGTACAGGCTCTTTCTCGTATGGGAGTAGGATATTGCAATGATGGACCTCTCTTTGGATATCTTATCATACCTTTTTATTACAATGGAGAGCTAAGGTATTACAATGCTCGTCTAGTTATAGGTAATGGGCCCCGTTATAGTAACCCAAATAAAGATATTACTGGACTTGGCAAGGAGTTTATCATATACAATTATGATGCTCTCTATATGTACAAGGCCGTTTATTTATGTGAAGGAGCCATAAACGCTATGACTATGGGAGAACGGGGAATTGCTACTATGGGAAAAGCAATATCTGCTTATCAGATAAACGAGATAATAAAATCTCCAGTAGAGAGGATAATTATCCTGTTAGACCCAGATGCTAAGGAGCAAGCTATAAACCTGGCCTTGAAATTGGTATCATATAAAAAGGTAAAGGTGGTTTACTTACCTGATGAAAAGGACTGTAATGACTTAGGTCGAAAGAGAGTCTTCAAATACATCTGCTCTACTCATTACCAAAATTACAATGATTTAATGCAATTAAAGAACGAGTTATAATATGAGAGACCCAAGTATACACATAACTAAATCTCAGTTCAGGTCATTACTCAAGGAATTTGGAATAAACCGATTCCCTACTGAGAGATTTTTCGTTGCTGCTAAGCAAAAGGCAGCTACAGCTAGAATAGTAGCAATAACGAATAAAAAGAATATAAAGAAAGTAAATAATATTGCTCTAGCGGCGCCAGGAGATGCAAACTTAGCCGCAAGCATACTTTATGCAGTACGTATCCAGCTAAAGCATCGTGGAGTAAAAAAGATAGACGAATCAGACAAGCGCCAATGGCCTCAAGTAAAGGCTTTGGCAGAAGCCTGCAATATATTTTGTCACGATTTTGGGTTAGAAACTCGGGAAGGTTATATCCAATATATTAAAATAGGGTTTAGCCGTATGGGAAGGACTCTTAGGAATTTCCTTCCTCGTTTAGTTTCTATGGCTCAAAATATATCTGATGATTATAAGGCTCAAAAAGACCTTCTGGATGATGATAATGCTGAAGCAACTGCAAGAGTACATGATTATTATGCTTCGGTTATTGCAGATAGAACCGGTCTTAAGGTAAACTATAAAGACCAACCGGAAACCTATGTATATTTCAAGGCATTAAGAGACTTTTGCGAAAAGAACGATATAGATTATGAGTATTGGATAGATGCTCAATTTGATGCTTTGGAATGGTGCAATGGTATGCCAGAACCTCAAAGACTGTTAGGTGATAAACCTTATCAGTATTACGTGAAATTTATGTTTAAACACAATGTCTCAGTCAAGGCTTCTACTCCTGAGGTGAAAGGAAGTCTCTGGGACCAAATACGTGGAGACGATGAGTAAAATAATCATTAAAAATTGCAACGAATGCGAACTGGATATTCCTCAGAAATATGCTATTAAGTTGTATGAGGAAATGTCCATCAGACATCCTCAAGCCTTCTTCTTAAGGCAAAGGATTAGAGATTGGGATGGTAAAGTCCATTTCTTGAGCAAATATGGAAAGTTCAAGATTGGACTTCTTCCTCGTGTTTATAAGAAGTGCCTTGAGTATGGGATTAAGGTTAAGGTAGTAGATAACCGTAGACCTATAGAAATACCCAAAAAACCAGTCACTAAGGTAGGTAAGTTTAAGCTTAGGGAAGAGCAAGTAGAAGCTATCAACTGCATATTGCATAATAAAGTTGGTAATACTCCTCTACAGGTTGGTGTAATCGATGCTACGGTAAATTTTGGTAAGTCCTTGTTGATGTCTGCATTGTATTATACCTTTGGTAAAAAGCTTAGAACACTTCTTATCACTAATGATGCTGATTGGTTCCGTCAGTCCCAGGAAGAGTTCAAGGAGTATGTACCAGATGAAAAGGTTACATATATCCAAGGTAGTAAGGTAACTAACTGGACTGGGTTTAGTATTGGTATGGTACAATCTATATCCAGAAACCTGAAGGCTTATCAAAGGGAACTGGAAAAGATAGATATGGTTCTGGTGGATGAGGCTGACCTTGCAGGAAGTAAAACCTATCAGAATGTACTATCACACCTATATAATACTAGAGTAAGGTTAGGTCTTTCAGGAACTATCTATATGTCTGGCCTTAAAAAGGATGAACTTAAGAACTGGAACCTGGAATCATTCTTTGGGTTAAGGTTGTTCGAATTTAGGCTCAAGGATTCGATTAAGAAAGGGTACTCTACTAAGGTCATAGTTAAGTTGGTAGATACAAAACCATACTATGGTAATTACGAAAGCTCTCATACCTCTTATAAGGAAATCTATGATGATACCATCACTAATAACTTTAGTGGGTATATGGCTGTAGAAGACCGAATAAGGAAAGCTTTAGCAAATGGCAATATCCCGGCACTCGTAGTGTGCAAGCATATTGCACATTGTGAAAATATTTGCAAGCATCTTAAGAATTATCTAGACAATAGCCTAAACATTGCCTGTGTTCACGTTAATACTCCTGATAAGCAACGCAAGTATATAATGCAAAAGTTTAGAGCAGGAGAAATAGATATCCTGGTATCAACTACCATCATTGCTCGAGGCAAGAACTTCCCTAAGCTTAGGTATATGTGTAATGCTGCAGGTATGTCTTCAGAGGAGAAGACCATACAGTTCCTCGGACGTTTGGTAAGAACCTTCAAAGGAAAGACCAGGGTATACTTGGATGATATTCAATATCAAGGTCAGTATTTGTCCCGTCATTCAAGACGTAGAGCAAGATATTATAAAGATGAGAATCTAAAAGTCATTGATTTAAAGAAGCTCTGGAATAAGTATAAGAATCATATGCCAGATAACCTACCTTTCTAAGAAGGTTATGGTATCTACTAATAGATTATATCTTTTTTCCGTTAGGAGGAAAGATATATTTCTAAAGGTAATAAGGCATATACTTATATTTATATACTAAAGCCATCTGCCTAATTGCAATGAAGATTATCTGCAGATATGCTATCGTTCATAGGTATACACTTCTTTATCAATAGGTTCTATCTTAATATGTAATAATCAAAAATGAATATAACAATGGTAAACTGGAAAAATCTCATAGTTAACCCACCAAGGGACTGGAGCTATTACCTCTTTAAGGTAGAATCTAAAGAGGAAGTCACGGAGAATGGAAATCCAAAAGTACAATACGTTCATGGTTGTCTCAAACCAGTAGAGGATGGAAAACCTTTAAAAATCCTTTACCAAAAGGAACAAACATTCCTAATGGACAAAGAGGATATGTACCTTATTCATACGGTAAATCCTGATAAGTACGATTACAAATACCTTAATTTGAATGATATACTATAATGGACCCTATAAGATTTGTTGAGTTATATACTATCCCAAAAGTACAAAGCCGAGAGGAAAGAGAAGAAGCTTTTCGCCAAGAATGTAAGGAAAACGTACAAGCAATGCTTAAGGCTTTTACATTTGAAGAGCACATGGCTATAGCTTTTACTCCTTATGTTATCATTGATACTATCTGGTACTTTGTTGATAAGGTACAAAACTATTGCCGAGATCATAGAATATCTGAAGTAAAGAAACTCTCCAGAGTTATAAACGAACTCAGAGATAGGTACCGCCAAGAGCTAAGGAAAGATTTAAGCCAAAAGCATTTGGACCAGATACATGAGAAATCAGTACACTGGAGAGAGCTTAACTCATATCACATGACGATTATGTTCTTTGCTATAAGTAATACTCTTCTTAAGGTATATGAATCTCAGGATTACCTGGACTGTATGAATTGGGCATATTGTGCTATGAAATTATGCAAGCTCGGTAAAGAGTACAACGATGATATTAACCAGATGATACTTGAACGTATTGGAAAAGGTAAAGATGCTCCTGCTCATTGGATATATGATAAGCTATATGCTATCATGGATGCTTATCTTCCAGGAGAGTTCAAGGTAGACGATACACAAATAGATATGTGTATGAGGATATTTAAGAACAATCTGAAACAATTAAAGTATAATGAATTATGAAAGTAACAATCGAAAAGCTTACAGATTGGGATTTGGTAAAGAGAGCAGCTCTACAAACCAGAAACCTAAAAATGGTAAATCCACCTACTGATGAGTGGAAAGCTAAAATGTTAATGGCAGAACATTCACCTATCAGGTGTCTACAATTCTACATCACGTTCTACGATGTACCATATTTCGTTCATGTACATTTGGTACGTCATTTTATGGGACTTACTCCATTTGTATCAACTTCACGTTCAGACCTCACTGAGGTTCATGACCGTTCAGAAAGAAGACAAACTGACCTTGTCAACTTTTCACTATTAATCAATGCTCAGGCAATTCTTAACATCTCTTACAAGAGACTGTGTAAGAAAGCTTCTAAGGAAACCAGAGAATGCTGGGGATTGGTTCTTGAGGAAATGTATAAGGTAGACCCAATACTTGCAAGGTTTATGGTTCCTGCTTGTATTCATCAAGGACACTGTCCTGAGTTAGAATCCTGCGGTATTGATAAAAGTATAGCATACCAAAAGAGGTTGCAAAAGTATCAAAGCCCAACATATCTAAAGAATTATGAATAAAATTGATTTATATCACAAAGCAAAAGATGCTTACTATAACGGCCAAGAGATTATGTCCGACTTAGAATTTGATGAGTTGGAGAAGTCTCTTGGTCTTTCTAATGTTGGACCAGTAGGTGCAAGAAGGAATCCATCTTATACTGTTGAACATCCGGTACTGATGGGAAGCTTAAAGAAAATCCAGGTACATAACGATAACTGGGATGATTACTTTTCACAGGCAGATGCCATAGTTAATTTTGAGAGAGGAGTTATAATTACTCCTAAATATGATGGATGCTCTTTTGAGGTAGTATTTCAGCATAATGGTATCGAAAATGAGATAATTAAGGCGTCTACTAGAGGAGATGGAAAATTTGGTAAAGATATTACTCCACTGGTTAATTATATGTTTACTAAGATAGGAGGTGCTAAAAGTATACCATACGCTCCAAAGACCAAATCTAAAAAATGGATGGTAAGGGGAGAAATCCTGATAGACAAGGAATTATTCATGAACCGGTATTCAGAAGAGTTCGCTAATCCAAGAGCATTTGTATCTGGTACTATCAATGCAGATTATGATAAGAATCTAAAATCCAGATATAGTGACTTAGGATTCGTCATATATGAGCTTAGAATCAACGACTATAACGAACATTGGAAGGATAAAGATTGGACTTACTTAACTAAAGTTTGGAAAGGTTCTCCTTTTGTGGATAAATTGCCTAAGCAATTCGAGGTAAAGGTAAACATGTCTGCAAATGACTTTATGGTTATTTATGATAAGATGCTTGATTGGAGAACCAAAGGTAAATATCCTCTTGATGGATTTGTTATCAAACCTTTAGACATCTATCGACTTAAGACTCCAAGAGAATATCCTAAGGACTGTGTTGCTATCAAATTCAAACCTCAATTATCGGTTACTGAGGTTGACCATATAGAATGGAAAATAGGTAAGACAGGAGAATATAACCCAGTAGTTATTGTAAAGCCTGTAACTATGGATGGTAAAGTGATTAAGAGAGCTTCTGGTCACAACTATGGATATCTACTTGATAAGAAGATTGCAAAGGGAACTAAGTTAGTACTCTCCCTTGCAGGAGATATAATACCGTTCATATATAAGGTAAAAGATACCAGCTCTTTTTCTGAGGAAAATCTTAACTTACCTAAGGAAGCTTATCATAATGGCTGTCATTTGATGGCAAAGCTTTCAGAAAGCTCTAAGAACTGTATACGTTTTGTAAACTCTGCTAATACTCTCAACATACCAACTATAGGAGAATCTAAGGCTGAGCAAATATGGAGATATCTTGAAAGGAAAAACCTTACTTTAGGTATCACTAATATCCTGCAACTACATCCAAAGATAATATACCGAGCTTTAGGCAGAGGTAAGACTGGTCATAATGGTAGAGTTGGATTCTTAGAAGTACTTGAGAAGCTTACTCTATGTGAGATTATCCAATCCTGCAATTTTACTTCATGTGGTAAGAGAGTAGCTGAGCAAGTAGAAAATCTACTTCTTGGTTTAGAGAATGATTTTACCCATCTACCTCATAAAGCTTATAAGTGGGCATTTGATTATAATTCTAAAGAATATAAGGAAGTAATGCTAGTGCTTAATGCTTTGGGAAAGAAGTTATCTGATTTCCATAAAGAGGAAAATACTAGAAAGATACCCATAATAATGACTGGCAAGCCGCAGAATTATAAAACTAAAGCAGCATTTTTAGAAGCAAATCCCCAATATACCGAGACTACTTCTTGGGATAATGTGAAGATTATATTTACTGGAGATTTATCTTCTACTTCTAGTAAGATGAAGAAAGCTCAGTCTAAGGGGATAGAGATACGACTCTACTAACTCTCCTAGTATTTGGTAGTACTATAGAATATAAATATATTTATATTTAACAAACAAATAATATGGCTAAAAAGAAAAAAAACCTTCCAGACCTTAGCAAGCACAGTCCATTAGAACCTTTAGATTTAGCTTCTATTGGTTCTAATGGAGATCCTTGCTTTGGTAAGCAGTATGATCTAAGTACAAGTGAATGTAGGTCATGCGGAGATTCAGAAGCATGCGCTTTTAAGATGAGTCAGCTTATGAACAAAACTCGTAAGCAACTTGAAGAAGAGAATCACTACAAGGATTTGGATATTCTTGAAGACGTTGCCAGCATTAAAAAGTATATGAGAAAAATGATGCGAGCTGGAAAAGAACGTAGAGAGATAATCCAATCAGCTTGTAAGAAGTTCGAAGTACCAAGCCGAGACTTAAGAAAGATATATAAAGAACTCAAAAACAAAAAGTAAAACAATGGAAAAAACATCAAGATTTAGATGTGTTCGTGTAAGGGACGTAAAACTCCCTCATCGAGCTAACAAAGGAGATGCTGGGTTAGATTTCTACTTCCCAAAAGACCTAAAAGTAAATGATTTGCTTCAGGTAGAAGCTAATGCTCATCTTGAACATGTGGTAAATCCTCCTGTAAGAGAGGACCAGTTCAGTGTATCAACTACAAAGGACGGTTATATTAAAGAACTGTTTGTTGGACCAAGAACTCGTATAACCATTCCTTCTGGAATTAGAGGATTGCTGGAGCCTCAGCCTTCTATGATGCAGGCTAACAACAAATCAGGTCGTTCAAGTAAGCAGGGATTCATATTCACTGCTCAAGTTTGTGATTCTCCTTATACAGGAGAGTATCACCTGGGAGTATATAATACCGATGGAAAGACTCAGGCTCTCCAAGCTGATAAAGCTGTAACTCAGTTCGTACATATTCCTATCCTTCTTACAGAACCAGAAGAGATTACTTTGGAAGAATATGAAAAGGTAGCTGAAAACTGGGGAACTCGTCAAACTAAAGGAATGGGTAATTCAAGCAAAAACCAGTAAATATTATGGATATACGTAACATTAAAGATAATCCTCCTGTAGTAAAAGATGGGAAATACCTTGAGTCCATCTTTGATCTTCAATCATTGCTCATGGAGGGTTACATCGGTAAGATAGAGAAGAACTTACCACCTTACCCTATCAGTATCAATTCTGAGAAGGGGCAGGTAGTACTCAAGGATTTCTCCTCTAGAGTTATTGAGGAAACTGCAGAGGGTTATGAATCTACATCAGCAGCTCTCGATATGTTAGCTCAGCACGGTTTTAATGAGGATAATTTGAATCAGGAGCAATTTGAAATGCTCATCAACCATCTTCAGAACTCTAACGAGGAACAAGCTGATGCTTTTGCTTTCTTCGTAGAGTTAATGCTTTATGCTAACATCAGTCCTGAGGATATTTATGAATATGCTCGTAAGGTACTAGGTTATCCTTCTGGTTCAGAGATTATTCTCCATGACCTGATGATGATAGGTTATAACTTGCATCTTAAGGAGGGTTGGGGAGAACAGTCAATGAACCTCTTTCCGGTTGTTAGTAATGCTAATCTGGAGTACTACAACAAGGATGTAGCTCACGTAAATAGCTATATTCCTGGATTCCGTAATATGAATCCTGAGCTTCATGCTGACGAGGACCACATGTTATGGAAGGTAGCATATCATTTGAACCTCTCTCGTAACTTCCTTAAGAACAAAACATGGAAGCAGACTCAAGAGTTAACAGATGGTGTAAGATACCAAGCTGAGGTAGTACAAGCTTTCATTGCATATTGTGGTTATCTTATGGCCATGGGATTCACTGATGAGACTTTTTATGTTCTCTTCTTTAAGAAGCACATGGTAAATCGTTTCAGACAAAAATCAGGATATTAATGAGCGGATGGAATAGACCCCTTCAAGGTTTGGAGAATAATGTTGAGGAAACTATCCATAGTTTAGAGTTTGCTACTTCTATGGAGGCTTGGGAAAAGCTTAATGAAGCTTTCCTGAGATTAGACTCTACACTATTCTCCAAAGGAGCAATAGCTAACTCAGGAGTAGCTGTTTGCTATAATGTATTTATTAAGATACGGAAGGCTTGGGTAGATCCTGAATTTGATTATGGAAGGCATTTCAATTATACTGAATCTAAGTGGACGGTTCTTCTGAATAACTACTTGGATTTTAATCAATTGGACCTTATTAAGTCTCAGCTGAATATAAAGAAAGCTTCTTATAATCAGAATTACAACATTAGTTATATATTTGGTAATTCCCATAATAATGGTAAACAATGCTTGCTATCTGCAACCTTCTCTAAAAGGTTCCAGGAGGATGTACCGGTAATAACTATGGTGTTAAGGGCTTCTGAAATCACTAAGAGGCTGATATTCGACTTTCTTCTAATTCAGAGAATGGCTGAGTATGTATATGGTAAGAATCAGACTGTACAGATAAATTGCTTTGCAACTCAGATGTATGGTAATGTTGAAACTTTGCTAATGTATGCTGCTCACAAACCTTTGAAAAAGGTTCTGAAAGGTACAGATAAGAAAAATTCTTGGATAGTTAGGCTCAAGGAAGTTTATGATAAATTTATGAGCACTACTGAAAAGGAGAATTCATCTTACAAGGTATACCTTAGGTCATTCAAAGTTTTACGTCCTGACTTGTACACATATAAACCTTTACTTGCAAAGAATTTAGTACTAGAGGACGACGATGGGATAGAATATCCCGAGAATGTAATATCATACTCTCAGAGAAAAGCTTATAAGAAGAAGCTTACTAGACAGAAGAAATCCAAAACACTCAGGTAAAAGTTAGGTTCTATCTTATTATAAATAAGTGAATTAAAATAAATAACATTATGAGAATTTATAACAACGCTTATGAGTTGATGTCCGAAATGGGCAGAGATTTATGGGAAATGGGATTACTTAATAATCCTAAGACCTACCAAAACAAGGTCATCGAAGGAAATGATGAGATGACTACTAAGGAATTGATATGCAAGCAGTACTGCCTGACTTCACTTCCAGATCCTGAAAAGCTCTTCATTTATACTGGTACTAAAGACTGGGCAAATGAAGAGTTCAAGGAGAGAATCTCAGGTAAACAGCTCAATCCTGGTAAGGCTTGGGAATTGAATCCAAAGATGTGGGAAGAGTTCTTGGTTGAAACTTCTGAAGGACGTAAGTTTGATTACACCTATGCAGAACGTATAAATCGTAAGAATGGTCCTTACGACACTGATGGTACTACTTTGGAAGAGGTCATCAATCTTCTAAAGGCAGATAATGACACTCGTAAGGCTGTACTTCCTATATTTATGGGTGGAGATACTCAGTTTTATGATGGTATGTGTCGAATCCCATGTTCAATGTACTATGACTTCCTTATACGTGATACTGGAAACGGTAAACAATTGAACATCACATATCATCAGAGAAGTGCTGACTTTGTTGGACACTTCGGAGATGATGTATATCTTGCTTGGTGCATGATGGAATATGTAGCTGAAAAGGTAGGAGTAAAACCTGGATTCCTATTCCATACTATTGATTCTCTTCACGCATACAAGAGAGATTGGCACTTCTTGAAAACGTCTATTGACGAAATTTAATTGTTACTTTTAGGGCAGTAGGTATTTAACAGTATCTATTGCCCATTTTACATTTAATCAAATGCAAACAAGGTATCACATAATTAAATCACTGGCAGAGCTTAGGAAACTTATTTCAGCTTGTAAGAAGTTAGGATATGCTTGCGTAGACTTTGAGACTAATTCAGAACCTATCTACAATCATAGTTTCAAACCAACCATTCTATCTGTTACTTTTATGCCAGGTTTTGGTTGTTCTATACCTCTTGACCATTTCGAAACTAAGGATTATACAGAGCCTGGTTGGAATTGGAAAAAAATGCTAAAGTTATTCGGTAGAGAGGTCATAGAAAATCCAGATATAGTCAAGATTTCATGGAATGGTAAATTTGACTTTCAGATATTTGAAAGGTATAATATCTACCTGAGGGGTCCAATGTTAGACGGAATGCTTGCAAAGTACTTATTAAATGAGGAACGTCCAAACGGTCTAAAGGATATGGTAAATAGGTATATTCCAGAGGCTTCTGGATATGAAGCTGATAAGGGTTTTGATAAAATTCCTTGGGACCAGAAACCCTTGGAACCTCTTTGCAAGTATGGTTGTCAGGATACTGACTATACTTTCAGGTTAATGATTTTCTTTGAGAAGAAGCTGATTGATAATGGCTTATATTCTCTATATAGGAATCTTATTATGCCTGCTTCACGAGTACTTCAGGCAGTAGAGAAAAACGGGTTGTATCTCGATAGAGAGTTCAATCAAAAGCTACTTGAAGAATATAAACCAAAGATAGAACAAGCTCTAGAAAATATCTATACGTTGCCTAAAATGGTAAAACTTCAAAAGAAGTATACTCAAAAACGTATAGATGATTACATTGATAAGATAGAGGAGGAATTATCAAAACTTAATCCTGATGACCCAAAAGATAAAAGAAAGATATATTCAAGGGAACAGAAGATTACTAATGTAAGGGCTGGAGTATTTTCTAATAATACCGAGAGAGAGTTGGTAAGAAGGATTAACCTGAACAGTAATAAAGACATAAAATGGTTAATGTACTCAGAAGAAGGTTTTAATTTCCCTATTCTTAAATATACAGATAGTGGAGCTCCATCTGCAGATGAGGAAACATTGGTAGAGTTAAGAATGCAGGTAACTAAACCCGATTCTCCAAAAGCTATTTTCTTGGACAATGTACTAACTCTTAGAGGTTTGGAGAAAATGTACAAAACCTATATAGAGGGTTGGAATGAAAAAGTACAGGATGACAATTGTCTTCATGGACAGTTTAAGATTCATGGAACTACTTCAGGAAGACTTTCATCTGCAGAACCTAACCTCCAGCAAATACCAAAAACTTCTGTAGACCCAAATATAAAGAAGCAACTTATTGCAAGGCCTGGTACTTTATATATGGCAATGGACTTCTCTCAGGCAGAATTAAGAATTATGGCTCATCTTTCTGGAGATGAAACATATCTTACGGCTTTTAGAGAAGGACAGGATCCTCACTTAGCTATTGCTGCAAAGAAGTATGGAGTTCCTTATGAGGAAGCTTTTGCTATAATGGATGACGAAAATCATCCAGACCATAAGCTTTGGAAAACAAGAAGAAAACAGGCAAAGCAAATTGCTTTCGGTATTATCTATGGTATTCAAGCAAAGTTACTTGCTCAGAAGTTGTCGGATGTAAAAGCTGGACTTATAGTCACTCCTCAGGAGGCTCAACAATCTCTTAATGAGTTCTTTCATGAACATCCTAAGATTAAGAAGTTCATGCAGAAACAGGAGAAGCTGCTTAGGAAGCAAGGATATGTATCATCTCTATTCGGTAGGAAGAGAAGATTACCTCAGATATATTCTGATGATTCAGGAGAAGCTGCTTATGCAGTACGTCTAGCAGTAAATATGCCTTGTCAATCTGCTGCTTCTGATATGTGCTTGTTTGGTTCAGTACTTCTATATTGGATGATGAGACAAGGTAAACTTCCTAAAATGCCATCTGTAACCTTGGTACACGATGCTAACTACTTCAATCCTAAACCAAAGGACATAAATTTATGGATAGTTTATCAGATGTGGGATATATTCCGTAATCCTTCAACAAAAGAGTACTTTGGATTCAGTATCGATGATGTAGATATGTCAATGGACTTCGGAATAGGTCGTTCAATGGCTGAAGAACTTCCATTTATACCTGGGTATGACTATAATAAAATGCTTGAGCCTGACTTTTCAGTAGAAGAGTACCTGGAAGAGCATAAGAAGTACAAGGGTATAGAAATAAAGGATTACCCAAAATTATTCCCAAAAGAATTTAAGGCTTATGAAACGTATTATAAGAGAAACTAGTTATGTGACAAGATGTCCGTATTGCGATGCTGAATTTACTTATCAGCATGAAGATACTTACTTGGTAGATTCTCCAGAAAAATGTAGAGTAGTTACCTGCCCAAAATGTGGTAGAGAAAATCTTCACAGGGAGCGTATGGGAAGGAATCGTTCAACCGAAATAATGCACTGCTAAGATGGACGTAGACATTTCTCCAATAAAAGTAAAATATCAAGGTAAGGTAATAACTATTGATATACAAAAAGAACTTACTATTGATAGAAATAAGCTTGAATCCCAGCTGAGTGATATACCTTCTAGTTATTTTATACTATGCTCAGTAAGAAATAATTATATTAAGCGTAGAGATGCACTAGCAAGAGAAAGAGATGAAGCTTATAGCAGAGCTTGGACCTTCTTAAAAGATGCAAATCCTTCATGGAATAATGATTATGTATCTCATAAGGCTAATGCTAATCATAAATACGTATCCTTGAGTAATAAATATCTTAAGGCTGCAGAGAAAGCTTCTATGCTTATAGATTTATGTAAAGCTTACGAAAGCAAAGAAGGTATACTTAGAACTATTTCTGCCAATCAAAGGAGACAATAGGATAACTATATAAATATATAAAACCTAAAGAAAGTAACAATATGTATGTAAAACAGAATTTCGTATCCTCAGAAAAGGTAAAACTTTTCCAACAAGGTTTAGCTAGCCTTGGAGGACTTATACCCGAAAATAAGCTGCTTATCCTTACTCCAAAGGAACAAGAGTATAATGTAAACGGAATAATCATTCCAGGTACTGCAAAAGAAGACCTTCCACGTAAGGGAGTAGTCATTCAGTCTGGAGAAATAACAGAAGAGTACAGAACATACAAAGACTTGGTTAATCCTGGTAGGGTAATAACCTATGGTCTTTATGCTGGTAAGGAAATTGAGTTTCCAAAGGAATCTTTCCCTATAGAGGTCCGTCCAGATTTCGAACAGCAGAAGTTTACAGTACTTAGTCTCACAGAGATAGCTTATTCAGAAAACAATCCAAATAATTAAATTATTTAAATTATGGCAAAAGAAAAAACAAAGAAGTTGTCATCAAATGGCTCTTCAATCAGAGAGAAGCTTTTAGCTCGTAAAAAGAAGCTGGCAGAAAAAGGAACCAGCAGTGCATTCATCTTTCCAAAGAACGGTACTACTAGAGTACGTATTCTTTCTGCCGGTCCTGATAATGAGCCTGCTATCGAAATTGTAAGATTCTATGTTAACGGACATTCGGTATTCTCACCTGCAACCTTTGAGGAACCTTGTCCTTTTATGGAAGAGTATAAGAGACTCAAGGATTCTAAGGATGAGGATGATAAGAAGTTAGCTAAGAAGATGGTTCCTTCCCGTCGATATGCTCTTGCTTGTCTTATCTTCAAGGATCCTAAGGGTCAGGAGATGGATTACAATGGAGAACCACGTCTTCTTATGGTACCATCTTCAGTTTACCAGGATATCATTGAATACTGGCTTGATGAGGATGAGGCTGGTGATATGACCGACCCAAAAACCGGTTACGATATCAAAATCGAACGTTCAGGTTCAGGTCAATTCGATACAACTTACTCAGTACGAGCTTGCAAACCTACTAAGATTGAGAAATCACTTCTCAAGACAGTAGATCTGGAAGAAATGGTTCGTTCACAGATTAAGTCTTATGATGAATTGGAATCAGAACTTAATGACTTCCTTAATAATGACACTTCGTCAGAAGATGAAGATGACGAGAAGCCAGTAAAGAAGAAAAAAGCTGATAAGGCTAAATCTTCTAAAAAGGAGAAGTCAGCAAAGAAGAAAAGGCACGGAGATATCTAAGCCTTACCTATAATCGAATATAATCAACCACAAGGGAGGCAGATGATACTTATCACTTGTCTCCCTTTTATTCAGAAAATAATTATGGCAGGCAGAAAGAAAATAAAAATCCCAACTCTTAGGGAAATACAAAAGAAATTCCCATCCCAGTATATTGCAGGAGAGGTAGATGAGAGTAAAAGACCTTGGCTACCTACAAGGTTCCTTGCTTTCAATAAGGTTACTGGAGGAGGATGTCCTTTCGGTAAAATCATTGAACTATTTGGAGAGGAATCCTCAGGTAAATCTCTTATGGCATACGATTTTGCATATTGTTGCCAGTACTTAGGAGGTATGGTACTCTGGGTAGATGCAGAACAATCCTTTACCAATAGTTGGGCTGAGAAAAACGGTCTAGACCTAAATAAGATTGTGGTATATCGTAGTACATCTATTGAGGCTATATCAGACTGGGTAGCTAATATGGCTTTGTATTGGAGAAATCAACTTACTCACAATGAACCTATCCTTCTGGTACTTGACTCTATATCAGCTTTAGATACTGATATCAATCTTAACTCGGAGATGCTTAATGCTTCTGCAGATATGGGCAACAGAGCTAAGGCAATATATAAGTACTTCCGTATACGTAATGAAATGCTTTACTCTCTGGGAATAACTCAGGTATACATCAACCAGCTTAGAAAGAATCTTAAAGCTGGTATGTTTGAAAATCCAGACACTACTCCAGGAGGTAAAGCTTTGGCATTTTATGCTTCAATTCGTATAGGTCTGTATGGTGGTAAACAAATTACCAAAAAGATAAAAGGAAAGGAAAGGAAAATAGGTAGAGTAACTTCTATCAGAACCATTAAGAATAAGGTTGCTACTCCTGGACCTACACTTAAGGGTACTCCTCTCTACAACAATGCCAAATATGTTGACTCTATAGGTTTTGACCGATTACACTTCCTTGATGAGATTCTCATAGAGGAGGAAATCATAGAAAAGTCAAAATCCGGAACATACTCGTACAAGGGTAAAACTCTATGCCGAGGAGCTGAGAAATTTGCTGATCTACTTAAGGAAGATGATAACCTTCGTAGAAAGCTCATTCGTAAAGCAGGTATAAATACTTTAGGTTCAACTAAGAAGTTGCTAGAAAGTATCTCAGAGAATCTATATCCAATAGATGGAATTAACTCAGACGAATACGACGATGATGACACAACAGAAGACGAATAAGAAACATTACCTACTGATTGATGGAGAGGGGCTACTCCATCAATCTTTTCATAAGTTTGCCAAATTTCATTCACCGGATGGTAAACCTACTGGAGCAATATATGGGTTCTTCAAATCTCTTCACCACTACATTTATCGATTCAATGCTGATGATGTATATGTGGTATTCGATAACGGTCATTCCAAATATCGTAAGGAGATACTGCCCACGTATAAGGCTCATCGCAAAACAAATATCTCAGTTGATTATACTTCTTTGCAAAAGCAAAAGAAGGTAATTATGAAGATTTTGCGTATGCTAAGAATCAAATTTATCTTTGACAAGAGATTTATATGCAATTATGAAGGAGATGACTTCTTAGCATACCTAACGCTCAAATATTTGCCCAGGAAATCAAAGGTAACTATAGTTACTGCAGATAAGGATTTTAATCAGCTACTTCGAGGTAATACAGTAAAGGTGTTTAATCCTCGAAAAGACCAGTTGATATTCGAATCCAATTGTAAGAACATTTTTGGATATTCTGCAAGAGAAACAGTCGACTACCTCTCATTGGTGGGAGATTCATCAGATGATATTCCTGGGTATATTGGAATCGGAGAAAAGAAGGCTAGAGCTTTCCTTGATAAATATGGTTCAATTCAAAATTACCTTGATAGTAATGACTATATGAGAGACGATGCAGGTCATGAAAAGATGAAGGCTGTAAAGGAAAAGAACACTCAGCTTATAGATCTGAAATGGTTTATAGAGCATCATCCTATTTCAGAGCTTCCTTTGAAAACTTATCAAAAGACCAATATCCCTATGGGTAACTACAAGAAGATTTGCATCAAATACTCTCTTGGTTCTTTCTTGGACAATGTATTTATAAGAACATTTAAAGAACAAATAAATAGAAGTTATGGCAAATAAACATTTCAACGTCGTTCTTGCCGGTCCAAGTGGAGTTGGTAAGACCACTATATCTAACTTCCTATCAAAGGAGTTGGGTATCAAGTTCATTTCAGGCAGTGTATCTGACCTGTTACCAAAAACTAAGGATATGACTCATGCTGATATGTTAGCAAGAGACCCAAAAGACCTCTATATGGAGGACTATCAAATCCTGAATATGAGAAACAAGCTTTTCTCCCAGGAAGAGGAATCATTCGTATCAGACCGAAGCTTCTTGGATTCAGCAGCTTATTTTCTTTATAAGCAAGCTGACAAGATTCCTGCTTGTGAAGTAGATCAATTCCTGGATTTAGCCAAAATGGCTACTCTACAGAGCATAAATTACCTGGTATTGGTGGAATACACTATGGATATGTTCAACCATTGGGTTATAGAGAACAATAATAAGAGAGTAATCTCTAAATACTTCCAGATGGAAATCTCCCGTATTATGACTATGGTATTGGAAATCTGGGGAGTTGAATGGGATGATGTCCATAGAACCATCAGAGAACATGAAGATGGAAATATCATCAAGAAACTCTTCGGAAAGATTATAAACTTGGAAAATAACGTACGTATAGGAGAAATCTCCAATCTATATGGTACTACTAAGGTTATAGTAATTCGGGAAGCAAACAAGGAACTCAGAGAAAAAATCCTCAAAAACTTACTCAAATAAAAATGAAAAGCTCAAAGAAACTTATCGCTATCGCTTTTTCAGACTTGCATCTGAATATATGGGCTAAGTTCAATGAGCATCACGCTAGGACACTGAATGGCTTCAAGGTCCTTGATAAAATTGCAGGCATTTGTTCTAAGGAACGTGTGCCTGCTTTATTTTGTGGTGACTTATTACATAAACCAGAATCTTTGGATTCTGACCTAGCCCAATATATGGATGAATGGATTGAAAATACTCTACAGAAATATCCTAAGTTCAAAATTTTTGCTATAGAAGGTAACCATGACCTTGATAAGGTTAATACCTTTGACAAATTGCAAAAAGGATGGATATCTCACTTCCAATGTACTAAACATAGACCTTCACCTTTTATAATACTAAGTCCAAAAGTTCCTCCTACTTGCTTAGCTGAGGACATATTTGTTATTGGTATTCCCTACATTGACCATAATAAGGACTTAGGTAAAAACCTTAAGAATATAAACTTCATATCAGACTCTAAATATATACTGTTATTGCATACAGATTATCCTGGAGCAAAAGATACCGATGGTAGAGTGGTAGATTCATCTGAGAATATCAATCTTAATATGCTTAACAGGTTCGATTTAGTTCTCTGTGGTCATATCCATAAACCTCAAAGACTTGGTAAGAAGATTTATATGGTAGGAGCTCCACTTCATCAAAGGAGAACAGACCGTAACTGTGAAATGGGTTATTGGAAGGTGTATTCAGACTTATCAGTTAAGTTTGTACCATTGGAAGAGTTTCCTCGTTTTATAGATGTAGAGTCAGAGGATCAAGTTAAGGATGATGGTAATTATTATACCGTTATTCCTCCAAAGGTAGCAGTAAAAACTGAAGTGCAACATAATATAACTAAGAAGCTGTCTAAACGTCGTCTAGCAAAGAAGTACTTAAAGTACAAAGGAATACATGACGAAAATAAGGAAAAGCTTCTGGTTAAAATCCTAAAAGAATCAGAGTCATGTTAAAGTTTATCAAGATAGTCATAGAAGGCTTTGCTTCCTATGAAGGTTATAACGAATTGGATCTTTGTCCAAATGCAGCTGTAGTAATTAAAGCACCTAATGGTTCAGGTAAGTCTACTATCTTCTCAGCATTGGTTTGGTGTTTGTATGGTAAAACCATCAAAGGTGTATCAGATGTGAATACTAAAAAGAAATACCAAACTAATGAGTACAAAGGTACCAGAGTATGCACTTACTTCCAAAAAGATGGAGATGTATACATGGTAACTCGTTGTCAGAATTATACAGGTAATTTAGAAGATGGAACAAAGGGGCGTGACCGTCTCCAAATAATAAAAAATGCTGAGGTAGTAGATATTAAGAGTAAGCCAAAATTACAGGAATACCTGGTATCAGAATTAGGTTTGTCATATCCCTTGTTTATGAACTCAATAATGTTCGGACAGGGTATGAAGAAACTAATACAAGAAACTAACTCAGATAAGAAGAAGATATTTGAGGAGGTATTCAATTTGAATTATCTTAACCTTGCTAAAAACATGGCTCAGAAAGGTAAAAATCAAATTCATAGCCAAGTTGATGTATGCAGGTCAGAGTATAATTCTCTAAACCGGGAATATGAATCATGTAAGGAAACTTACCAAGAGCTTAAAGAGTCAGAAGAGGCTTTTGATAAAAAAAGGAACCAGGATATTAATGAAAAGCAGAGTAGTATAAAAAGCCTTAAAAAGGAAATAGAACGTAAAAATGGTACTAGATGCAGCTTAAAACTAGTAGAAAGTAAAATACAAGCTAATAAATTACAGGAGCAAGCAATAAAAGAAAAACTAGAAGCTGCCAGAAATATATCTAATCAGTCGTTGGAAGATGTGATAGATAGTATCATTCTACTTCTTGAAAAGAACAAGGTACAAAAGGCTCTCAAAAAGGTAAAAACCATAAAGAAGGCTTATTCTGATATTGAAAGGTATTCTGAGGAAAGGGAGAAAATCATGGAAATCCTTTCAGAATTAAGGTCTAAGGAAAGGGAAGTACAACGTTCTAAATATGCCTTAGAAAGTTTAACCAAAAGACTTAATGAGGCAAAGAAAGAATTGGCTAAGTTGCAAAATGATACAGGCCCAAAGATAAGTTCTCCAAAATATAAGAAAAAGGCTAAATCCCTGAAAATCAAGCTTAAGGAACAAAAGGCTATACTTGAGAAAAAGGAGAAAGAGCTTGAGGACTATGAATGGCTTCTTAATGACCCTCTTAGTAACAAGGGAATTAAGGCATTCTTATTTGATTCATCTCTTGGTCAGTTGAATGACACCCTGAGTAAGTATGCAGAAGTACTTGGGTTCAGAATATCATTTGAAGTTGACTTAGACTCTACTAAGAAGGACTTTGTAACTCTTATAGAAATGGATGGAGAATTATATGATTATGATGAACTATCTGGAGGTCAACAACAGTTATGCAATGTAGCTATGGCATTTGCCATGAATGAATCTCTTACAGCTTCAAAGGATATCAACATAGTTTTTCTAGATGAGGTCTTTGAGTCACTGTCTATGGACAATATAGAGATTGTAATTGGGTTAATTAAAAAAACTTTCGAAGAGAAGGTATTATTCTTGATTACCCATCACGAGAGCATTCCTCTGTCCAAGTTTAAGACTTTGAGAGTTGAGAGACTCAACGGTAGAAGTTCGTTTAAGCTACTATAATGTATAAAACATTAAAACAAGACAATATGAATTCAAAGGCTAAAGGCTCTAGATTTGAAAGAGCTATCGGAAAATGGCTTACTGAATGGACTGGTTTCAAATTCGAAAGGAATCGGGCTGGTTCAGGAGCTTGGCACTCAAACAAAGACTCAGTAAGCGATATCACTTGCATCGATGAACGTCATGCTCATAGGTGCAAGATATCTATTGAGTGTAAATCTTATAAGGATATTAAGTTCGAACACGTACTGTTAGGAAACAAGGGCTGTGATATAGAAAGATTCTGGGCTCAGGCTAAAAGAGATGCTTTAAGGGCTAACAGAAAGCCAATTCTTATTATGAGATACAACTCTATGCCGAAGAACGAGTTCTTCATGGTAGTAGATTCAGACCTTGCAGAAGCATTCCTAACTGATGAAATGTATAACCAAAGATATATGGCTTTGAACAATGGAACCGATTCTCTATATGTTTTCATGGCTTCATCTGTAAAGAAGTACGTTTCATACATTGCAGTACACAAGTTATCAAAACGACTTCTAAAACATTAACACTATGAAAAGGACTCGGAAAAGAAGAAAATTCGTGTACTGCATTTTCTATCTGGAAAAGAAGTATTATCATGATATAGATATACAAATTAAAAAGGCGGGATTCCATAGGCTAAAGGCTATTGTTCCTATGGTAAAGATACTGAAGAAGACAATCAAAGGTAAAATGCAATTTGTAGAGGAGCCGGTACTGTTTAACTATGGCTTTATCAAAATGCCTTCCGAGTTCGCATATGATAGGCAGTTTCTAAACAAAGTAAAAAAGAGTATACCAGGTATACATCATTGGTTGAAAGATACTCATACTTTACACCCTAAGAAAAAGCGAGCAAGGATAGATAATGCCGAAGATTGGGATGATTTTTCTTTGGTAGCTACCTGTCCCAGAGTAGATGTTAGAAGATTCCTTAAGATATCAAGGAAGAACGAGCAATACAGTCTAGATGATTTCGTGAAAGTTACTCCAGGTACATTTGTTCAACTGAAAGGTTATCCATACGAAGGAATGAATGCTACAGTAAAGAAGGTAGACTATAATACACGTACCGTAGAACTGGACATGATAACTCTTATGGGAGGTTCTTTGACTCTGACTTTACCTTTCGATAATGTTATTTATTCGGTATATATGAACTATGACCCAGATGTAATATATGCTTCATTCTTAGATATGGATATAAATAACATTACAGAAGAAGGAATCCAAAATGTCATATCTCGAAAACAGTATTAAATACAGTCATGAATAAAGCTCAACAAACTGCTTGGGAGTGGTTGTCAGAAACCGAACAACGCTCCCTTTTTTTAACATTAAGCCACGGCAAATCGTCATGGGAAGCCGGGGAGATGTTAAATATATCACATTATAAGTACCTTGAGATTAAGGAACGTAGTGAGGTATTCTTTAAGTTGTTTACCAGCTTCCTTGAAAGGCATGAAGCACTATTCCGTCCCGATGGACCTTGTCAAGAGGACTTCAAGGATTACATTGAAGCTGTAATTTGTCACAGAAAGACTCGGAAAGAGGCAGCACTATTTTCTGGGTATTCTGCAAACTTACTTTCAGAGGTAAGCAACAAAAAGATAGAAGTCAATATGAGACGTCTCAAGGAGTCCAATGATGAATGGGACCAAGAAACAAGGGCAATGATCTTGGAATTTGACCGATGGAATAATTTCAGGATATTGCCTAAAATGTTACAACAACCCTCTGCGTACAAGCGTAGACTAAATAAGAAAGATAAGATATATATAAAATATCTGCTGAACTCTAGTAAGATGCCTGAATGGCTTCTAGAATGTATTAAGGAACGGTTCTACTTCAAAACCAAAAGAGATGACCGAAGGTATTGGGTTGCACTCATATCTAAGGCTCTTTCAAAGAATGGTTACTTCCTACTTCCTATTCGTAGGGATGAAGAGGTAGTCAATGAAATGAACAAGTACTACATATACGTTTTCGAAAACAAGGAAGATGCAGATTCATTTGGGTTTAAGGTTGCAAATTACCGAACTCAAACTGCAAGAGTAAGGCTTGGTCTTAAGTTTTGGCCAGAATATAGGGAAGTTGTAAAACAGGCCATAAATTATGGTTCAATCAATAACCTTGATTTTAACGTTAAGACTCTAGACATGGCTTATCAATCTCTCCGTCCTAAGAAGAAAAAGAAGCCAAAGGATGACAAAGAGAAACTCGGTATATCCAGAGCTAAATCCTCAGCATTTTATAAAAAAAGCAATAAATAATTTTCATAATTATAAATATAGTATTAATTTTGCATTGTAGTAATTAAAATTTAGTCAAACACAATGGCAAGAAAGAAAAAAACAACCGTAAATCCGAAAACGGAAACCTTTCGTAGGGTAAACTCAGCAAGAGGAACTATGAAAGATATTCGGAGACAGGCAATTGCCTTGGGCATTCCTTTCCCAGATGTAACTAACAAGGATATATGGGCTTTAATCTCATATATCAATCAGTCAAACAACACTCCAGACCCATCAAGAATAGATGAGTATGACAATTGGATAGATGCTTATTTCGATGAGATAGGTATTCCAAAGAATGACTCTCTCCGTCATCCTCACCTGAGATTAGGTTACATCGGAGAAAAGGATGAAGAAGGTAATATCATAAAGAGAAAAAAAGTTCCAGGTATAAAAAAGACCAAGTACAAGAAGCCCCGGGAGAAGGACGAAAACAATCTGGTCAAGGGAACTAAAAAAAGTTATACCTGGGAGCTTACTAAGAAGGGGCTTAACCTGGAAAGGGTTATCAGAAGAGTACTAAAGAAGTTCCCAGATGCTAATGAGAAGTCTATACGACTTTGGCATCGAGCTTGCTTAAGGGAGATGAAGAAAAATGCGAATTAGAAGAGATAAAAGGTTCGTATGGCCTGACCGGTATTATATATGGACATATTATCCTAAGTCCTTCAGGAAGTCCATAGATGTAGTATCAAAGGGCAAGCTATATGCAAAGCATTATACTTGCGTACCTTACTTTTCTAGACAACACGCTAAGCACGTAGCAGTTTTCTATTATGGTAAGAAAGCATTGCACTACATCCACGTTATAAGTGGTAAAAGGCTTATACATGAAGGTATAACTACTTTTAATATGGGTAAATGGAAGTTACGTAATGCTTGCTTTATCAAGGGTAATGTATGCTACCTTAGGCAATGGGCATATCCTCCGGAATACCAACATGATAAACACCGGAGAAGGAAATATGCTTGCTACCTTAACAAAGCTTTCGAAAAAGGAGGCCGAAATGGCTTCAATAGAAGGTACTGGAGAATAAACTACGGAAGTAACTATCGAAGGATATCTTCAACTTATCGGAAGATGAAGTATAACAATTTGGCTAAGGCAATATGGAGAGAACTCGAATACTCTGACAACACTTAGTCTATTAGAATATGTAACAATTAAAAATAGGAAATATGGATTTACATACCCAACAACGGGGATTATATCCCTATTATATAAATAAATGCTTCTATAGAGGAGAAATCCTTGAAAGCCAAGAGGAAGTAAAAATTGAATCCAAGTTTCAATTTGATGCTCTTCTTGAAGAGGTAAAACAATATAATTCTGATTCCTCCAACAAGGATGAAGGTAAATATATCAAGGTACAGTAAACATTTATTATGTTAATTAAATTTTAAGTAAAATGGCAAAGAAAACAAAAAAGGCTCCTGCAAGACAGGAGGTAGAACGTATCGAACTCGGTAATGGTACAGTAATCGTTAAGTATGATGACGGAACAGTAGAAGTAATCACTACAACTGCTCTCACTGCAGAACAGGCACAGCAAGTCTTTGGCAACGAAGACGATTCCGATGAGGAAGACGAAGACGACGACGAAGACGAAGACGATTCCGATGAGGAAGACGAAGACGACGACGAAGACGACGACGAAGACGACGACGAAGACGACGACGAAGACGACGACGAAGACGACGACGAAGACGACGACGATTCCG